GAAAAATTCTAACGCTCTGAACTACTTCAACAATAGCAGCTTAAAGCTTCATATTAAGTAGCTATATTGAAGTAGTTCAGAGCGCTCATCAGAGCGCTACTTGTTGAAGATTTTACAATTTACGGCTGAACTTGCACTGAGACTTGGTAGCCTCGCAATACGTGCAGTATTGATTGCTCGTCGGGTCGAAATTCTGCTCAGAGTTGACCTTATCGTGTTCTGCAGTAAAATGGTCGACCAGGCGATTCTTGTCAGCCTTCGTGTATTGCTTCTGAATCGTCTTCTTGTGATCGACGTACAGGTAAATCGTCTTCACTTCGTCGACGTCAAAGATCGACAAAGCGATTGCTGAAGACAGTTCGAGCTGGCCGTAGCCATTCGGCGGCGAGTAGTCCTTGAACTTACCGGTCTTGTAATCGCCGATCAGCGCGATATTGCCAGCGCGAGCGATCAAGTCAAGAATGGCTCGATAGTACGACTTCTTGTCGAACCATTCAACCTGCTTCCACTCGCTGTTGATCGAAACCTGAGCTTCTGGGTGTACGTTTTCGATACCGAACATCTGGATGTAACGTTCGATCAGCGGGCGAGTCTGCTCGACTTCCGGCAGCGTAGACGGCGGAATGTTTTCTTGGCCAGCTTTACGCTTGATGAGGTAGCCCTCCAGCGCCTTGTGGACGTTGTCACCACGAACCAGATGAATGCTCTTGTCTTCCTGCTTCATCTGGAAGTTCGGAGCTTTTTCAATGTACTTCAGCTTGAACTTCAGCGGGCACTGGTTGAAGTCAGACAAACGGCTATGAGAGAGTGCGATCATTGCTATCTTCCTTGGTTGGTTACTTCACTGAACTAAAATCTTCGCCGAATCCGCCATCGTATGGAAGCGGGATTGGAAGTTCAAAATTCCAATACTTACGATAATCGATGGCGTTGAGATGCGATTCAACTTGCTTAAATCGCTCTTCGATCACATCTTCCTTGATATAGAAGAACGACGCGTCGTGGAGGTCAAGTGCAAACGTCACATCATGGAAATTGCGATACATTTCAGAAATTGCAATTTCCTTCATCGAAGCGCCAGAACCTTGAATCGGAACCATGATAGCTGACGACTCAGTTCCCCATCGATGCGATTGCCAATCGGTCAATTTGAAACGGCGGCCGCCAAACGCTTCAGTATAACCCTTGACGCGCGATTCGTGAATTACATCGTCCCAATACTTCGGCACACCGCGATAGCTTGTGCAGAACGTCTTGACAAGGTGATTGCCAGTTTGAATGTCAATCATCACGTCGTACTTGACAAACGCTTGCTCAGACAATGCTTTACCGCCAATACGGAAGTTACAAGCTAGATTGGTTAGCTTACCACGCTGGCGAGCTTCCGTGTAGTGACCTTCACCGTCTTCCAATTTGCGATTCTCTTCGAATGAGTCGTATTCCATACCGATAATTGACGCGCCGGTCATCGAGTGGAAGTTCAAGTCGTTCTTGAAAATATTGAGCATGACAGGGTCACCTGAACGGATGGCCATAAGTCTTGATTCCTGGCCAGCAGCGTCCAGCTCACCAACCCTGTAACCTTCAGGCGGCATCAACATCGCTCGCACCATCTTCGCTTTGCGAGGTATCTGGTGCATCGCGATTGACGTTTTCCACTTCGACTTTGTATCGGTTTCGAAATCCTTCGACGTAGTCGAGTTTGAATACGTCATACGACCAGTGTACGTACCGAAGATACGAGGTGCGCTGTAGATATAACCATCGCCCGTATGTTCAAGTGCTTCGTACGTCGTCTTGACGTATTTCGAATAGATCGTCGTCGATTCCTTAGCTTCAAGAATCTTTTTGAGAATGTCAGCAACTTCAGTATTACCGGCCATCCGTTGCTTGTATTCAAGCCACATCAAATCTTCCTTCGATGTACCTGGATTGCCGGAGGGTGTTTTACTGTGAGGCCTGAGACCGAGCACGTTAAACAGATAATTACCAAGTTGCTTCGGCGAACTGAACATCGCTGGAGATACTCCGAGTTCCTTGGCGATGCGATCCTTCATTTCGCGATAATAAACTTCGTTTTCGTCGAGTTGCTTACGATTAATTCTGAATCCGGTAATCCAGCTGTTAGCGATCGGAACGATGCAATCGAACTCAGTCATCAAACCGATGACCATCGAACTTGGCACTTTCGGCAAAAGCTTTGCAACCAGAGCATGCGTCATCTTGACGTCAGCTGTACCGCGAGCCAGCCAATACTCTTCGTTTTCGCCAGCCTTAAAGCCTTGAGCCTTCATTTCCAAAAAGTCAGGCGTATCCGGATGTTCAGGCAAGAACGTCTTCACCAGGTTTGCCAACGATAGCGAGAAATGTGTAAACTCAGCGGTCTGACCATTAATCAGCCACTTCGTCAGCAAGCCGCTATCGCGCCAATGAATTCGACGAATAACGTCGGGTATCGGTCCGCAGCGTTCTGGTTGCAGCTCAGCAATCAGCCAAGCAACGTCGAACGTCGCATTATGCGCATAAACCACTTGATCATCAAGCTCTTCAAGCGCTGCAATAAGCTGGCGCTTAAATTCAACTGGATCCTTGTTAACGATTTGAAGTACCGAACCATCCGGTCGATACACGTCGCACGACGTTATCATCGCCTTCCCTTGACGTAGACGCCACGGTTCAAGACCAGCGTGATCAGACATTGCCGGATCTGTCGCCTTCGTTTCCAAGTCAAGCGTAAAGAATTCACGAGCCATTATTCGTCCTTTTTGAAGTGCTTACCACAATACCACCGCCTTGTCAGCTTATTTTCGCTGATTACCCACTGGCCACCGGCTACAAGCAAAACACACCGGCATTTTGAACAATACCGATGTGTGTGCTCTACCTTGGCAAGTTTACATTTGCGATTTGAGTTCGTCTTCAACATTTACCATGATCCGTTTAGCTTGCGATGTAGATTCACGCTTCCAGCGTGATATCGTGTGTAGATTTCTGAATACGGCTTGTCTAACGACATCAGCTGACCTATCATCCATCGAACCATGATCTCGAGTTGTATACAAAACTTCTCGCCTGTCAGATGATATTATATCACCATTTCTAGTCACGATAGGTACGTTATTGAATTGAACCGTGACATTTTTTGACTTGATCGGTTGAAATGCTCCACGACGCTTTGCATCTCTAAAAATTGATTCTGCGTCATCACGCCAACTTTCGTGCGATACTTGATCGCTAATTTGCATGAGGTATACGAACATGCTGCGGCTAATAACCGGGGTTTCAGCCATCGTATTATGCTCGTTGTTGAAGTAGTCGTACAACCACTCCTCGATGTCTGTCATCGACGACTTCATCATTTCAAGCTTGAGATCAGACATCGGTGCACGGATGCTGTCCAACGCCATCTTTATATCGTGATGTTGCAACCCGTAACGAATCGACTCAACGTGGCGCTTCCGTGTATCAGATCCGTTTGTCGTACCAGACAGCAAAACCATGTTAAACAAGTCATCGACAACACCTCGCTCCAGGTTTGGCGGATTGTTATCGATAATCCACATACGGCGGTCAAGCTCTTCAATTGGGAAGTGGCCACCTTTGTTGCCAGCCATCAACAAGCCAGCCGTGTTTGGTACGTTGTTCGTCGCACCGCCTTTGATTTCAACCGGCACAGTGTCAGCCGTAACCAAGTTCTTCAAATGACGCCAGAAAAGCGAAGTCTCCTGACGCATATTACGATGCACAGCGAATTGAACTTCGTCCACTATATTGAGTAGCGCGCCGGTCGGATCGAAGAATCGACCAGACAGGTCATCAAGCTTAACCATTCTAGCTTGTCGCTTACCGATTTTCGAAGTTCCGAATACACGAATCAGGACGTTTAGGAACAGAGACTTACCAACGCCACGATTCTTGGATATGACATACGGAGCTATCACGCATTTAAGCTCTGGATACTGAATAAACCACGCGCAGAAGTCGAGACCAAGCTGATACTCATCCGATCCAACAGGTCCGAAAATACGTGAAATCAGCAACTTGAACTGGTTCTCAAATATCGACATGTCAAGCGACTTTGGACTTGTCGGAATGAACGGCTTTTGGTACATATTCAAAAAGCGTTCGCCGCCTGAATCGTCGTTCAGTGTAAAAATGTCGGGAGCTCCTGGCTTAAAGCCAATTGTGTCAGCCTTCTGACTGTCAGGGATTCTTCGAAGCGCAATATCGATTGGATTGATTTGCTTCGTCTTTCCGTCTGGTCCGGTTACGCCTCGCGTGTACTTCGAAAGAAGTTCGCGCATTGAACCAAGATCGTGCGGCGATTTCGTCAGCAGGTATGGATTGTCCGCTGGCAATAGGTATACAGGCTTGTTCTTGTAATTCAGCAACTGGATCAAGCCGCGCTGCACAAGATCAGTTGCGATATCGTACGGGTTTTCAGTCGTCTTCTCGAATATGCGGCTAAGCATATCCTCAAGATTGACAGACGCCCACAGAGATTCCTTATCTTCGCACTTTTCAGCCAGTTGCAGCGCAAGCTGCTTCGCTGTTTCTCGATCAATGCCTTTTGCCTTGATCGCACTGAGATAGATAAAGAATGACTCGTTTCGTGAACCATTCGGAATGGCGTCAGGTATTTCGCCACGGCGAAGCACAGACGAAACGTCGTTTGTTTTTACGATATTACCTACGGCGACCATCGCATCGAGGTCGGAGCCGAAGCTCGATGATACAAGGTATTTTACGAGTTCTTCGGGTAGCTCGGTCAGTTCATCGCCTGGAGTTCCTCTAACCAAGACGTATTCGCCTTCAGACCATTCGCCATCGCGCGTCGAACCTTGCACATAGCCACCGTCGCCACGGATGTCAACACCTTCGTACCGTTTACCGGAAATTGTAATGCTTGATAGCGATTTTACGTGCGAGTCTTTGAAAGCTTTCGGCTTCGCAAAGAACATGTGATAACCGCCGCTACGCGATCGAGCCATGAGCGTAGCTTTTGGAATGTTGAACTTTTCACGAAGCTCTTCAAACTGGAGATGACCAGATTTTCCGTCTTTAACGTCGATGTCAATGATGACAATACCGCGACCTAGAACGCCGTACCCAGATAGCTCAGCCTTATACTTCTCTTTGAGTTGCTGATCCCAAGTATCGATTTCGAATTCGTGCGTTGTAGCTGGAATGGCTAGAGCTTGTTTGTCCTCTTCTCTTACAGCTGTCCCAGTCCAGCCATAAGGTTTTGCGTATGTCTGAGTTTTCGACTTATACGTCGGGAATACATAGAAACCACTACGTGCAAATTTCTTTGCAAATTCCTTTATCATTCTTTTCCCCGATTAATCTTCTGCGTAAAAAGAACCACCCGGAGTGTTCCGGGTGGTTTAACTGATCGTGGCCATGATCAGTACCGCAGTGGTAAGTTAACATTATACCACATGAGTACATAATATTAATTATCGCGCATATAGTACTATGCGCAGGGGGTCTCGGGAATCAACTCTAGAAGTATCTTTTCAACTTGGAGCGGGTCATCGGCTGAGTTTAGTGCTTCAACCACTATTCCGCAAAGCGTCAAAAAGTCTGGCGATCGATATTTAACAACTCGAATAAATCGGCCGTTACCAACCTTGCGTTTTGACTTGTCTGGATAGTAGATTAGGTCGAAGACCTTTAATCTGCGCCGATACTCGATATTGATACACTCGTCAAAGCGGTAGAACGTGAACGAGTCGTTGCGCAGACGATAGTAAGATCGAAATTCGTGCGTCATGTCCGCACCGCGATGTCTGGGTTACAGCCGTCGCCGAAGTACGACTCTGCAGCCGTTGCAATAACTCGATTACGTGTATTTGCGGGTATCTTGCCTTCAGCGATCATTCGATCAACTCGAATGGCTGCAACCTCCCTTGCACGAACCATTGTCAAATCAGTGAAGTAACGATCACCTTTCATCAGCATCATCCCGTGCAAAGGATTACGCACGTCGTTACCCCAATCGACATGTTTGTGATTCGGTTTACCGCAGCTCGGGCAACCTATAACGAACGGCGTAACGCCATCGCGGCTGTTCCAAATGCGTTCTTCAAAGCCACAACATTCGCAGCGATACGTCATCAGACAGAAAGCCTCGACGTGTTTGTACTGTGTTCCGTTATCAAATGTTTTCATGATCGATCCTTAGAGATTATTTCCAATGCTCAGCTTGTTTAAGCAAATCCTTGTAAGCAACAATCGCATCTTTTCGCATACTGGATCGATTTTTAGCTAGCCACTCTGTGAGCACCAGTAACGGCGTTTTCGATACTTTCGCAATAAAACCATCAGCACGTTGACACGACGATACGATGCTGTGGAGGGTGTAACCGACTACGACGACCTTTTCAAAGCCTTTGGAAATCAGCTCTTTCAGCTGCTTTTGAGATTCAGCAGAAACCGCGCCAGGGTACGTCTCGGTAAATAGCTCGTAACACGCTTGCCGCACCATTTCAGGTGCGCCGTAATTCGCGTACTCCAAATCAGCCACTCCCTTGTCAATCATTTGAGCGATTTGCCCAAATTCGCCGGTCTGAAACCACATATCCTTTGCCAAGAATTTCAAATCGAAGGAGTTGACAGTTTGGCGATCGCGTTCCAACTTCAAAAATTCAGGCTTTACGTTGTAGCCGTATTGAAGCTCTGTATCGCAGACGAACAACCCATTGACAAACAGCTTTCCAGGGTGATCTAGAAGAATTTGACCTTTTGAAGTATTGTGAACTCTGCCAATAGTTTCCCACATGTGCATGTTTGATGATTTAATGACTTCAAACTCTTCGTCCGATAGGTTATCGATCTTAAACGATAAGCCGGTACCGCGACCTTCTGGATAGTTCGATTCAACGATAGCTAACACGTTGGCAGAAAAGGTTCGACTGGTTCGAAATTCCGGCTTCCAAAGTTTATCGCCGTTGTAAACAGTCACTGGTTTACGCTCTCTGGTCAAGACTAGCAAAGCGATTTTGAAACCTTCGCCGAACGAGCCGATTTTGTCTGCACGATCTGACTTCGACGTTGTTCCCAGAAGCAAGGAACTAGGTTGCAAAGTCGAATATCTGCTGGTGATGGTTAACGAATCGCCTTCGATTGTGTACTCAAATGGCGACTCGCTATCGATCGCGTTTTGGAATATCTCTCGCACAGCCTCAGCAACACCCCAATGCTTCACGTAATCGATAGCCAAAGGCAACTCGTAAACTTTATTGAACATGTTGATCATCCATTTTAAAGTGGTTGGCCGGATATTTGTGCCATCCAAAACACCGACTGATACCTTGACGTTGAACGTTGAAATCGTCAAATTGAGCTAACACATCGCCAGGCGTTTCTGACGGTCTTACCAACGCATGCAAACCAGCAGTAACGTTCCACCCACAATCTGGTCCGACGTACGTTGCACCTACAATTCGATTATCCAATTTTGCGCTCCTAAATAATCTGAATTAGCTGCCTAATACTTTATATAGACTAACTAATTTAAAACTACTCAGAGCGCTACCAGAGCGTAAAATACCGCTCTGGTAGCTGGTTGAAGGTCAGCTGTACGTATTCAGTTCAGCACGGAGTTCGTCCAGCGACTTCTGATCGAACTGCTCGTTTTCCTTGCGCTCGATCAGAGCCATGATACGCTGGCGCCGATCATGACGCTCTTGAGCCTTTTCAGCTTCTTCGCGCTCAGCCAGCTTTACGCTGATGATGTGAAGAACGATGTCGAAGCGCAGCTGCGCGTCTTCGTCCTTCGTTTCAACCTTGTGCACGAACGATTTCTTGCTCTTGGCCGCGCACTCTTCTTGCAACTGCATGGCCAACCAATCCAAATTCGCGCCTTTCACATTCGTCAGTGGCAATTGCCAGACGTCTTCGACAGACAAAAGGCCGATACCAGTGTTGAAGCGGATACGTTTGCGGGATGCTTGCTCGAAGATATTGACAGTGTTCATGGTACTGCTCCTTAGAAGGTGATATTAATGATGCGGGTGGTTGCGCCAGTTACCCGGCAGGTTACAGAGTTGCGAAGTGAGCTAGAAAAGCCAAGGCCGCTGAGTTGCTCATCACACTTTTCAGTCAGCATCTTACTGCCGACCAGCTCCATTGCGCGACGATGTTGATCGAGTTCGCTGCTCAGGAACTCGTTGTAGAAACCGCGACTGTGAAGAGTTCGCCCTTCTGCATTTCTGCGAAGTTGCGATCGATAGCTTGCTTGAAAGCGTTGAAATTCATGATTCATCCTCTATGATTGAAGTTACGATTCGACCTTTCAAGGTCATCTTGATCGTGCCGATTTGATACCCGAAATCCGTGCTATAGATTTCAATTACGTCGCCGACATAGCCGTTTCTAACCATGAAATCGTACATCCGCGAGAACGCGTTTGCCACTGACTTATAGTGACGAGTCATTACGCGATTTCGATCCTCGCTACGTTGTGACGCACGATGGATTGTTCAAGAAACTTTAACCGACATGAGATTCTCCGTTTAATCATCACAAGTATATTATACAGCTTGCAAGTAATTAAAATAAGCAAAATTCGCGGATGTCTCGATCAAAGTCGCTAAGGCCGCAAACGCTTATTGCGGCTTTCTCCACATATACGTGAAAACGGTTTGACCGTTTCGTGCATCTTGAAACAGATCGATCTGTCTCCAGTTAAAGCGGTTCAAAATCTTAAGCTGAGCCGTGTTACTCGATTGAACGGTACAAATAGCTGCCGTATAGCCGCTGTCAATTAGGACATCCTCTTGACGCTGCTTTAGCTCTGCACCATGACCTCGACCACGATACTCTTCATAAACGACGAAGCTGTGGCATAATGCCAATGACGGCTGATTCGGCATCGAATCAATTTCGAAGAAGCCGCACTTACACGCGTATCTCATAGCTCACCTCGCAAGTAGTCATCGGCAGCCAGACGGCACGCCTCAGAGTGCCGATTATTGTCGCACATGTAGGCAGCTTGACGGCATACGAACTTGTCGAACATTTCACCTTCGAGCGTATGGTTCGGACCTTTATTCATCTTGATCTGGACCAGACGGTTTTTGACGTTGATTTTAACTTCAGCGATTTTAGCCATTTTTATCTCAGTAAAATATGCGCTCTGAAAATAGTTCTACAATATAACTATACGCAACTTTATTTTAGATTAAAATCAGAGCGCATTTAATATGCTCAGAGCGCTAAACGAGCGCATTCAGAGCGCTACTTTTGAACGTTGTTACGTTCTTCCAAAACGATAGGAACATCGCGCCACTCTTGCTTCGGAACATCGAGGCCTTTGATGCGTTTAATCATCTCGATTTCAGCGTCTGTACGCTCCCAGAGTTGCTGCAAAACAGGCTCGCCGTGGTCCCAAATATAGTTACCATTGTCGGCTTGACCTTTTTTCTCTAGCGGACGAAAAATCCGCAACTTCATTGTTGGAACCGGCATCGTATCACCTCATCCAGTAATCGGCGCAGACTGCTTGCACCTTGTTGCACATGTCAACATCGAACATGCCGATATGGCACTCATCGGGTTTGATTTGAAGTTGCGCAGCTAGCCACAGATACGCGTCAGTCCGAGTCTTTAGACCGGACTTCCAAATCTCGTCAAACGTCTTGTGAGCGGCTGACTTCGCTTTACGAAGCTGCGAATCGGCTAGTCGACCAAGCGGCTCACAGTCGCTAAAACCGTTAAAGCGCGTCGGCTTGTGGCAGCCGACATACGCGTCGCACGGTTTGCACTGCCAGAAGTTCAGGTTGGCTAGATCAGGGCGGTTTTTGTAAATGTTCGAACCGTTAACGAGCTTTGCATCTCGACCGCAGTAGGGACACTTAATCGTCGGTAACTTGCCTGCACGGACAAGAGCGTCGCGCATCGTGTTCATTCACTCACCCGTCCGATCGAGTCGCTCAATTTCAGCGATGATAAGCGCAGCCGCTTTCACCAGGTCACGGCGATGCGTCGAAGGTTTCCACCAGTTCTTGGGCCACGGCCAAACCTCGCCCGGCCAGCCGCCAATCCAGACAAAATCGGCAGCGTTTGCAGCGTAACAAGCTGCGGCGCTGGCTAGCTGACCGATTTCGTTTTCAGCGTCATCGTGTTAAGCTGTAAACCCTTCAACACTGATCTGACGTTGGCGCTCGGCGATGACGTCTTGAATAGCTTTCGAGTTGCTCACTTTAAACCTCCATTTCAATACGAATCTTCGAAATTTCTTGATTTGCTTTGAACGTAGCGCGTCGCAATTCCATGCTCAATTGCTGGCTTGGGCCTGCGTGCTCGTCAAAGTGATAACCGATTTCAAGACATTTCAGCGCGGTATCAACATCGCGAAATGTTGCTTGTAACGGCATATCCGGATTTGCAGATTTAGAATTCATCCAGCCGTAAACGAATCCGCCGACTTTTGCGGACGCTCTGCAAGCACTGTCGTAGTGTACTGACGCACATTCGGAGATCAGCTTAACTTGCTCAAGCGACATGTAAAGCCAAAATACCGGCTTCGCCGTGATTTCGATCTTCATTCGGCGTTCCTCGCTTCAGCTGCGTCGGCCTTTGCCGCATCATCCATGTCATCGAAGCATTCGCCGACCAATTCTACGGCCTTCTCATGCAACTTATCACGAACAGCGTCGCTCAGCAAATCGAAAACGTCGTGACCTTCGATTAAGGCTTCATAAATTTCAACTGCGCCGCCTTCAGCTGGCCGCATGTTCAGTCCGTTCACGATCGCCGGCACATTGCGCTCAGCTTCAAACGTAACTTCAAACGGAACGTCATCGATGTAAATCGTTTTGGTGAATTCCATGATACTCTCCTTTATTCAGACAATTGCATTATACACCGTCTACAGCTAGAGTACACACAAATATTCAATGTTTAAGATTTAGTCACAGGAGCCGTGTCAAGGAACCCATAGCCCTTCGCCTTTGCCTCGGCATTCAGCGCATCAACGGTCTTTGCGGCAATTAAGAAGCGCGTCGTTGTCATCGTGCGAAGGTGCTTATCCATAGCGAGAATCGACGACATCAACGTCTCACGTTCGCTAGCCGTTATGTTCCACGTCTCGCCTTCTCTGACTCGCTTGAACATCGCGCAAAGTACGTCGCCCGCTTCGCGAGCCGCGTTGTACGCTGATGGGTTGCGTTCATCGGCATCGACAAAGACGATATTTATGACTTTGGCTATCGAATCTGCGTGCTCCCTGGCGAACGATCCAATCGGCAACAGTGTAAGTGCGATGTGCAACGGTAGCACAATCCTCTCCAGCTGTGGACCGAAGAGGATGTGCCCTTTGCTTCGCACGACGCGCTTGCAACTCTTACGCATTTTGACCCATCAGCTTACCCATTGCAACCATGATAGCGCGAGTCTTTTCAGACAGGCGAACCTGCTGGAACAAGAGTTCTGACATCTTCTCGCCGACCTCGAGTTGCGTCTTTTCAAGGTCTTTCAGTTCCGTGTGCAACGCACAAAGCGCTTCGGCTTTATCGCTAATGTTAACGTGTGAGCCGTGTTGAATTTTCGGTTTATGCATTTTTAGTCGTTCCAGTGTACGGTTCTATATCGTGTTGAAGGGTTCGGAATTGTCATTGCGTAATCGACACAAACGAGAACGCCGTTGATAAATCCGAAGTTTTCTCGCTTTAGATCAGTCAAGAACGACGGCATCTTGTTTGGCATCGGATAGCTCGGCGGTATGGGCTCCGCACGTCGCATCATGAGGATTCGTCCATCAGGCGAAAGGTACTCACAAGGAGCTAGCCAGCTTGCGACCTTCTGATAGTGCTCGTGGTCGTTCCAGAATTTCATTTCAAGAACGTTGGCGAAATACCGATATTCGTCGGTTTCAACCTTTACGACGAGGTCCGGACGAATCTTGCATTCATACACGTCGCGGTGCGCACCTTGACCGATTCGCTTGCCGCAAACCATGTTGAACAGATCTTCATAGCAGACTGCAGCTGACATATCAGAACCCGTTCCCGTAGGTGCCGTAAGGCATGCCGTCAGCAATATCGACGCAAATGATCGGCACGATGAAATCGACGTAGTAAAACGAATCTGATGTCGGTCCAATAATCCCGCTGTCATCGATAGCCGTATCCCAGACGATCTTGTTACCAAGACAAATAACCACGTGATTTGTCTTGTTCTTGCTCGTACCAGTCAGCAACCAGTAAACGTCGCTGTTGAAGTGGCCGACGTAATTCAAAAGCTCTTCGAGTTCGCAGTTGTGGTAATACATTGAAACCATTCCGAAGCCGCGAGCCTTCAACCACTGCTTCTTCGCTTCATTCCAACCTTCTAGGTCTTCTGTCGGCCAAAACTGCTCGGCCCAGTTTGGTACGTCATCGCGCGGTATGTCAAGGATGCAAGCAATCGTCGTACGATCACAATCGCCGTAGTGGCCGATTTCTGGGTTATGCTTGAACTTCTGCTTTTGCGGCGTCATGGCTTCTCCAATAGCGAGTTAACGAAGTCTGTCCAGGTACGGAACCGAGCTTTCATCTTCCATTGCGTGCGGACTTTCTCCCACACATACAGGTATCCGTCGCTGTGGTCGCGAAGAATCTTCAAATCAGGCAAACCCTCTTGCGCTCTGATAACTGTCGATTTTGCAACATTATTCTGCATACTAGCTACGTCGTCAGAGCGTGTCAGAGCGCTATTTTGTTCTTTCAGAGCGCTATTTTGCTCAGCTTCAGGTCCTTCAACGTACGAACAATTGTCGCACGTTGGATGCTTGAGGAACTTCCAACGCATCGGTGATCCGCATTTTGGGCAATCGTGTGGTTCGTTCATTTCATTCGCTTTCTGATTTCGGCATTGGTCAAAAAGAAGACGCCCTGACTCCGAAGATCTTGCAATATCGAAATCGCCTCTTCAAAATCATGTTCGTTCTGCGTCATTCAGCCTTCTCCAACTCGCGAAAGCACGCAATCGTGTAACGCTCAACGAACCGCTGTACAGCGTTCTTGCGATAATGTTCTGCGGCGTAAATCGGCTCTTCATAAGCGGCAAGAACCATTTGCCGCAAATACGGCTCTTTAGAAAGCTCCAACATACGCGAAAGATTTGCGCCGTTTTGGCGAGCGACCACGGTCGTAGCAGCGGCTTCGGCAACTACTTGACACTCTTCGGCTTGCGCGACGCTGAAAGCAAAAAGCAACGATGCGATGAGTTTCTTCATTTCGGATTCCACCATGTCGGAGGTTTGCGGCGAGTCCATTTAGCAAACGAAGCCTTGCTATGGTAGTAGGCTCGATAAGATTCGACAGCATTATCGGTCTTGAATTCGTCTGGCATTGCAAGAGCGAACGGATTCAACCCGACTTCTGCACGCTTGAATCTGTTTATCGCACGCATCAGTCGGTGCTTAGCCATGACTCTGCTGTCAACATCGCTCATTTCGCTCTCCGTTTTATTTGACAGTTTAATTATACATCAATTAAAGTCGAACGCGTACAAATAATCAAGAATCGTTGATTGAGCATTCACTTACGTGCTGAATCGCATATACCGCCGCCCTTTTTGCAGTCATAATCATAATGGATTGCCACCCAATAAGCTATCGCAGTAACCATTGTGCAAAAGAGCGCAACCGGTCCGCGCTCATCGAAGTTGAAACCTGCGATCCAGAACAATAGCGGAACTACGGGCGTTGGTGGAATTGCAAGAATGTATCGCATCATCAGTTCCTCAAGGTAAAACGATCCAAACAATAGCCAGCGTCGATAAAGTCGTTCGTTTTCGGCCATTCAACAATGTCGTGCATTGTACGATAGCAATGAATCATGCGAAGTCGCCACCAAGCCATTTGGTCAGCTCCTTTCGGACGTACAAACAGATTACCTCGTTATACGTATCAATCAAATCGTCAGCATTAGCCGATGGCTTGTTAATCTGTTCGCGGTTTTCAATATCGAATGATCCAAGCTTGGTCACAAACGATATGTTGCCGACTACAAACGATCCTGGTCTTACGCTGACGCTCAGATCGAGTATATCGCCAAGAACTCGGCCATCGTATGTGACAACAGTTCCGTTCGGAGTCCCGTCGCTGCTAATGCTCCACTTTGTAATAGCCATGCTTCACTCCTCCCACTCATGACGAATTGCCTTACGTATCCAATTGTGCGTTACATACACATCGTTTCTTCGTCGTAACCGGTGTGCTGAACATATGAATACCCCCGCAGCCTTTGCCGCCAGTTCCAATAGTGCTTTGTCCGTCACTTCAAGTCCTCCAGTGTCACGTTAGGAAGGGCGCGAATGGATCCTTCTAACTTCTCGTCGTAACGAATACATGCACAACGCTCCCGCATAACCTCGCCGGCCTTTGCGATCATGGCTTCTAGCGCGGTTGTGTCTTGCTTTTCTGATAGGAGCACCAACCTACCCAGTCTTTCACCCTTATCAAACAACTCAGTGATACCGATACCCGCTTGATAGTCTTGCATAGCGCACACGCAACAAGTCAAAGCCTCCCGCAACTGCTGCTCGCGTGCTTGGCTGGCTGCGAGTTGCTCGCAAAGCTCTCCAATTCTTGCGGTGTCCTCCTCAAGTGCTGACTGCATTAAACCGGTTAAGTCGTAAAATCCGCTAAGTAGGTTTTGGTCTTCTTTCCACTTCTCGTATGCAGCAACACGATCAATTGGCATATCAGTGCGTTCTTTAAGAATCCTAGCTCTGCGAACTTCCGTTGCATGGTTACTCTTCCAGTGCGCGACTTCTGCTTTGATCGCCGCAACCTCCGCTTCCAATTGTTCGATACGGTCGGCGGCCTCGTATGGGTCAAGGTTGTGATAAGTTGTATTGCGCAGCCGTTCAATCAGTTCTTTGCTCATGCTGCATCTCCGACTAGTTTTTTAATCTCTTTGAACTGCGCCCATACCTCTTCGAGAAGTGGAAGTCTTTGATAATCACGCAAATGCAACCCATCCGTCGCCGGTACGTCATCCAGTTCCAGTATTACGGATGATTCGCAATCCATCAGAGACTTGATCTTGGCCAATGTTGCGCGGAGTTCTTGCAGTTCCTGCGAAGTGTCCCGGAGTTCGGACGTTACAAACGGGTTTGATATGTTCTGGCTCATGCTGCACCGCCTTTCAATGCAATTTCAAATAGTTGAAGGTAAAAGACAACGACCCATGCTATGGCTGTCAGCGCCACAAAGAACCATGCCTCAGGTCCAACCTTTCCTGAAAAGCATAGACCGCCAATGAAGATGGCACACATAGCCGTCGTCAAGAATATCGCGACAAACAGCATCGCAACAAAGCCGATAATTGTCAGAATAGTCATACGTCTTCTCCAAGGCTTCCCATCGGATGCAAAATCGTCGACATGATCGTAGTGCGACGCACAAAGTAGACAGCCGTCTTATCGCGTCTAACGTGGCTATCACAAGGTGTACTCAAACACAGGTGTTCCAGGCTTTCGGCGAATAGCGCGCACTTTCCACAATGGTCACGGTTTTCGAAACTGTATTCAGCAGCTTCGTAACCGTCTGGGGCTTCATTCTGATTAAGCATTTCTCACTCCATGCGAACTTGAACAATTTTAAAATCACGATGAACCACGTGAGCCCAAAATTCGTAGCTGAAAGTTGCGCTATCAGGTCCACCATTCAAAACGTGGATCGTCGTGCCTTGTTCTAAGCCTCTCAACTGATCCGGCGAATTCACATAATGCCAGCAGCTATGTGGCAGCCGCAAGGTGTACTGTGCGAAGTGCAACGCCTGCTTATAATTCGGCGCAACAATCCTGTATGGGTAACGCTTGCAAATCTCAATCCGCAAACTGATTCGTGACTTTCGCAGCGTGTCAGCAACATACTTCCGCCAAAGAATCGCATTAAGCCGCTCAAGCGGTATAGCCGATTCAACGCAGAAAATGTCATTGCCGACCTGACGCAGGATAACAATCCGCAGAAGACTCGTCGTCAATACGACTTTAAAGCCTTTGCGGTGCTTCTTCGCGAATTTAAAAATCTCATTAACCATTGTAGCCTCGCTTATCGATAAAAACGCTTCTTACCGCGTTCCAACTGACGATAACTCGGATCGTTCTTCGGAGGCTCCAAACGAGCGGACCAGCTCGTAGCTACGAACTGACTCTCCATCCGTTTAGCCAGCGCTAGTTTCGCATCAAGAAGCTTGCGATACAATTCGGACTCCAAATCGCTCGTCTGACACGCGATCATCCGTGACGGGCTGCCACTACGCAGCCGATTCTCAACTTCAGCGAACAACGTCGAGTTGTTCGCTGGATATGAGAAAGCCAGCGGATCTTCGCGCGATGCATCAAGCATAACGCCCATGATGCAACTTGACTCATCGAAGATAAACATCAAATCATCGTCGCCCATTACGCTCTCCTCTTTCAGACACAACTATATCATACTGCGTCGACAGTCGGCGTGCTGAATCGCGATCAACGACTCCTGACCGCCACCTGTACCCATGCTCTCTGAGCCAAGACACCTCATCCTCAAACAACGGCGCAGGCTCTACCGGTCCCAAGTCCAACGCCGCTGCAGCCTGGACCAACTCACGACGCACGTCGACACGAGCCACAACCTGAGTGGCCTCAACCAACATATCGCTAAACCTCACACACGTCGTCATGCTCACTCGCCACCGACCACCTAACGCATAATACTGATCCCCGGTGCACCACGCACCCGCATGTAGCACCCCAGACTCAATAAGCGAGTCCTTAACTACAGGATCAAGTTCGCCAAGAAAGGCTTCGCGAGCACGATAGCGTTCTAACATCTCGCTCATGACATTCGAGATGACTTCTGGCACGGGCACGCAGCCAACATTGTACCGTATGGCGAACTTATTCGGCATATTCAAGTTCGTGTATACGCATGCAGGCGTCCGAACCATACAATGGAGCCGAACTACAGAGAGCCATCTAGCGATCGAAGTAGCGGCGCGCGCATCGATTGTAAACTTGTAATAGTCGAATTCGTCCATAACCTGTTGTCAATCCCAATAAAGGCTTACCAATACCTCACAAGGATTGCAGAAGACTACCTCGTGATCTTTCGGCTTAATAAACGTGGTCGAAAATCCGTAACGGCTTGGCTTGTTATGCAGATTCATGGCGCGAATTGCTGAAATCGTGTAATTTCCGAGCGTTCGCCGTTCGGATCCACTAATACAATTCACTGCGAAAACCGCGAAATTAGAGCCTCGAGCTGCGATGTACATGGTCTGAGCCAGTGAAGATCGACGCGTGAGGCGCTTAAAAATTGAATCGATGGTCTGTGTAATTGATAACATTTTTAGAGGTCCAAATTGACTAGCTACATTATATAATGAACGTCGCACGATGTACAATTCAAAACGCAAGGATATCCGCATTTGTACTGCATTAATATTCCAATGTAATAAGTTTTAAATGCTGTGCAACTGCTGCTTAAGTAATGCAATAATGCGCTCTGGGCGCTCTGGGAGCGCTCTGAACTTCAATAATTGCAAATCTTCTAAAAAGCTCAAAAGCTGTGCGGTTTCCTTAAAGATTTTAAAAGAATTGCAATATTTGACGCTCTGGGAGCGTTAATATTGCGGAACCTGCATTATTAATGAAGATTTAACATTAAAAATGCAAAATACGACGTTACAAACGCAACAAATTAATAAATATTCCTAATGAATAAAAGCGCTCTGAAAGCGCTCTGAACATCATTGTTAACGCAACAAAGTTCATTATTAATGTTTAAAAATTGCAAATTAAATGAATTTGTAGCGTGGAACGTCGCACGAAGTTCCGTTGTCTGTAGCATGAATAAGCCGTCGCTGAATACAGTCGAATGAGCGTCCGTTGCGCTTAAATTTAATTTTTAGCATACTACTTTATTATAATACAATATAAAATTAATAATATAAAAAATACAGCGACTATTACGGTTAGCGCTCTTGTAGCAGTAACAATTATATTTTAGCTACTAACTTTTTGTTAGCAACTGTTCGGAGCAAACTATGCTAAAAATTTTGTTATTATTACATTGGAATATTAAAGGATCCTAGCATGATCGATTACTCGTTGCATGTCCCACAATGCGGTTATACGAAGATTTGGCCCGTCGATGTCTGGTGTCCAGTGTGTAGAAAGTGGAGCATCGTGCGTCGTGCGAAGCCGATGTATATCCCTAAACCTCGATCAAGGGGCGGTGATAGGGTTGTAATCTACGTGTGCAGTTCATGTTACAATACATATTCGAAATTGAACTGTTCAACTGTCGCAGAACTTATGGAGAAGACCGATGGCTTACGGCTTAAGAGATCCTGAAAAGATTTTAACCGAGTTGGGCGAAGCTGCTATTTGGCCTGAATCTTTTGATAAATGCCCGATCTGCGGACGAGACACGTCGCACGACGGTGTTCGATACCCACTCGGTCGGATTCGTTTTCCGCACAATGCGCCAGATGACGTCGAAGTTAAGATTGCACTCGGATGTCAGCATTGTTATGTGAAGCAGATGCGATGTAACTACTTCTCGATTGATGAGCTCAAAGTGGCTCGTACGATGTACAGAGGTCGGGGTCGTAAACCGAGCTCGATGCAAGCCTACGACAAAGTGCCTCGTGCGACGTGCGACGTTCAACCGTCATCGGATCTTGTAGCCCGTCTGTCGATGCTGCATCAAGAGCTTGGGGCGATTCTTCGTGAATTGAAGAGCGTCGCGCCAAGTGCGTCGGTCATGCCTGATGTTGAGCAGTCTGAGCTTGGCGATGACGCCTTCATCGATTCAATCATCGCAACTCACTCCGACGACATTGAGCAAGACGCTCGTGACTCCGCATTGAAGTCAACGTTGGTCCCAGAAGAATGGTGGAATGGAAAGACGACGCGCCAAATTCTTGAGATTACTGCCGAGAAGCGTGGTCTTCGTTATAATGAAGAATTAGGTCAGTTCGAAAGTTATGAATTCTAAATACGTCAAGCTCCCTAAAGATCTGGAAAGAGCAGAGATCGACGCTCCTAAGAATATTAAGGAGTTTGAATACGATCGTGCTGTTCAAGACGATTTTGAGGCACATCGTGAGCAGTATCGAGAGGTTGAGCTGCACGGAGTCATTGTGAAAGTTAAAGTAAAACCTAAAGGTAGTTTGTAGCATAGTTTGTAGCATTAAGTGTAGCCAGAAGCATCTCCGTTGCGCTCTAAACGCTCTCCTAGCAGCTACCCCGTAACTTTTATTAAGCTACATTTAGGACAGCGCTCAGAGCGCAAAGATTTTAATCGCCGAAGCGCTTTTCGCTATATAATAGCAACATCAACTACTCTGAGGTGGCATGACCAAGTTAAACAAAGTCGTTAATGGCGTGCTGACAGGCATCGCACTAGCCGCGACGCTCTTGTTGGCGGCTGTCCACGTGTTTGTAATCGTTGTAATCACCATTGTGAGGGCAGCATGGCGAGCGTAAAAATCATCGCAGTTCTGATGTTCTTGTATGCACTGTTGTCTCAGCGCTACATGTTTATCATCTGGGCGGTCGTTCTGTGGGAAATCGGCGGAGGCTTCAAAGGCCTAACCGCGCTGTGGTTTTCTGACTTCGGCAAGGGCAATCACGATTCGTGATCAAAGCAGTTTACATCAGCAGTAGAAGCAGTAGAATAGCACTTGTAGCATCAATTAATCAACCAGTCAATTTTCAGGAGATTATCATGGCTGAACGCGGTAACAACCCCAACATCATCCAAGGTCGCATGCCGGTCGCCGTCGTCCACCTGGCTCGTTTCGGCAGCAACAAGGCCGGTTCCACCAAGGACAACGCCGCCAAATTCGGTACGACCGTCGGCAAGATCGATGACGTCAAGAAGAATCGCAACTTCGCCTACGTCACCGAAGAAACCAAGTTCACGCAAGCCCAGATCGACGAAGGCATCGCCTGGCTGAAGCGCCATCCCAAGTACGACGAAGCCGGCGTTGACGCCCTGGTCGTCGAGCTGGAAGGTTACACGCTGGCCACCGAAGACGAAGCCAAGGCTTTCGACGCTGCTCGCACCGCAGCTCGCGGCCAGCCGACCACGACCAAGGACGGCGAAGTCGCAAACGGCGGTGGTGGGAATCGTCGCGGTCGCAAGAAGGCCGAAAAGACCGAAGAAGCTTCTCAGGAAGCTCCGGCCGAACCGACCGCAGCCGAACTGCTCGACTAATCGGCCCTGGGCATCAGGAAAGGCAGCTTCGGCTGCCTTTTCTAGCGTCTAAATCCCAGGATGGACCACTAAAATAGTAGGTTTGAGGCTATTTCGGAGCGCATTTTAGCTGATAGAAGCGCTCTGGTTAGCGCAATTTGCGACGCACGTAGCTATATACGCTTGTAAAAATGAGCTGATAGAAGCGCAATACGCATTTCTGCTTGGACCTATGAACTTATAAAAAGCCACGCAATAAGTTATAGTATTATAGCTTTAGGAGGTCACAATGACACAAGATGAACTCAAAAAGCTAATCCATTACAACCCAGAAACAGGTTTAATCACAAAAATATTTGATGTTGATGAACCATGGGTCCGAAAAGACGTATATTCGAAACAGCATGGCTATATAAGAGTCGCCCACAAAGGTATACGATTATTTGGACATCAAGTCGCATTCCTGTACATGACTGGCTCTATACCAAAAATAATCGATCACATAGACATGGATCGATCAAATAATGCATGGTCAAATTTGAGAGCATCTACACATGCTCAAAACATGCAAAATAGAGCAATGCACAAAAATAATAATACAGGAATTAAGGGCGTTAGACAAACTTATAATGGAACGTTTAGAGCGTCTATAACCGTTAATGGTAAGAATTTTAGCAAAAAATTTACGAAGCTCGAAGAAGCCGAAAAATGGATTACACAGAAACGTGATGAACTACATGGCGAATATGCAAACCATGGTTAGAAGTCGTAAAAAAGCCCGCAACTTGCGGGCTCTTGGTTACTGCTCTTTGAAGTACGTCTTGACCATGTCCATGGTATGCAGAAGAGACTCAAGATCCGTAATACCTTGGTCCATGATAACCTGGTCAAGAGCTTCACGCTCCGTTTCCGGAAGCTCGTTGTACAGCTCGCGCAACCGGTCTGTGGACAAAGCAATAAGCTCGGCTGGAATGTAATCCATTTTCGATTCTCCGTTTTAAGTAAACTTCTGGAAGGGCGCCGTGCGACGCCCTTGGGGAAGATTACTTGCCGGATGCGTCGCGGAATTCCTTATACACACCCTTGAAGGTGAAGCCCTTACGAGCCGAATAGACCTGACCGTAAGACAGGCCGAGCGTCGAGGCGGCCGACTTGTGATCGACGTCCTTCAGGTCGCCGAGCAAGATGCGACGTGCGTCGTCTTCGGTCATTTCACGCTGTGATTCGGGACCACGATCACGGCCTTTCGGTGCAGTGTTGGCGGCAGCGATGAGTTCATTGACCTTTGCAATGACGTCCTTGAGCTTGGCGTTTTCGGCCAGAAGTTCGATGTGTTCCATGATGATCTCCGTTTAATTGTGCGGCTTGCACAAGGTCTATAATACTGCAGTTGTAGAAAATTTGTTGACTTATTTCGTGGCTTTGTGATTAGTGGAATGCAACCACTCGAGGCACTTTTCGATTGGTACGCCGCACAAGCAGGCGAGGGTTGCAGCGTAATGGGTTCCTTTGGAGTTTCTGGCTGCTACGAAGTTACGTTGCTTCATGATAAGCTCCTTGGTAGGGGGCGGTAGTTGAGAATAACGCCTCGCCAAGAGCACCTCGTGCGATGCTCTTGACATGATGTTATTCGGTCCAGTCGTTGCCGCAGTAGAAGGTTGCAACAGTTCTTTCGTCATCCGAGCTGTGAGCCCAAGGTTCGAACTTGTTGGGTGCAACTTGACGGACGTACCAGAATGTGCTGTACTGCTTCGAGTAGCGACGTGCTTTTGCTTTGGCCATGGTGAGAGTCATTATATCCATCCTTTCCAAACTGCGATATGAACAATGGCGTAGAAGCCAACGAGAACCAGTACATCTATCGTGCTTTGATCCATGATACCTCCTTCACAGTAAACTCTAATTCAAGCACCCGCTTGCGAAGGTGCTTAGTTAGAGCTTACTTGCTGGTGTCGCGGAATTCCTTGTACACGCCCTTGAAGGTGAAGCCCTTACGAGCTGAGTAGATTTGCCCGTACGAGAGGCCAAGTTCAAGCGCGGCGTCCTTATGGGACTTATCGGCAAGATCACCGAGCAATGCGCGTCGTGCGTCGTCCTCAGTCATTTCGCGCGTGCTGTCCGGTCCGCGGTCACGACCCTTAGGTGCTTTGTTGCTGTTGACGAATTCGATTACTTCGTTGATCTTTGCGATCACGTCCTTGAGTTTCGCATGTTCATCGAGTTTGCCAATTTCATTGACGATTTCGACGATTTCGGTGTTGTTTACGTTTTCCATGATTTTTCTCCATTTACGTGACGAAATTGTCACATCTATCAGATCTATCGTTATACTGACAAATCTGATAAATTTGTCAATTACATCAATTCAACAGTGATTTTAAACATTCTAACATCTTTCTAATTAACGACATATTCAATATATTTGTCGTATTTAACGATTTATGCGATTTTACCGTATTTATGACGATTTCGATATATTTGACGATAAATGGCAAATACATCATCAATGTCATATTTATCATTTATCATTTACCCTTTCATATAATTTATTCACAATTCCATTATACCGATTTGCCTGTTCCACAACATTACGATTACATTACGATTTCCAGTAAATCGTAAAGAAACGTAAATGACAAACACGATTAAAGTGATAAAATCGATTAACGTGACGAATGTATCGAAAATATCGATGGGGCCCCAAATCCGCCAAATTCGTCGGCCCAGTGCTCCGGAAATTTTTTCAACCTTTTCAGTTTACGACTATTACGGCGACGTGCGACGCACTGGCCGCAATGATTCTTTGTGCGACGCACCAGCCGCGATAATTCTTTGTGCGACGCACTAGCCGCAACTATTCTCGTATGCGACGCACTAGCCGCAACGATTCTGTATAGCAACTCCTGTGTACGACGCACTGGCCGCGACGATTCTTTGTGCGACGATCCTAACGCTGAATTCATCGAAAAATAGCGCATCGTGCGACGTATTTCGTCTGAATTATCTAAGTTGTTGTTTTATATAGCTATTTTTAAGCGCTCAGAACTACTTCAAGTAACATAGCTTAAAGCTTCATATTAGGTAGCTATATAAACTACGTTCAGAGCGCATTCCTGAGCGCTACAAACGCACCGATTATAGCTCAAAGCGCTAAGAACGTCGCCCCGACGCACGGAGACAGCACCTCTTGTATCCTGGCACAAATCCTTAAAAATAATTAAAACATGGATTCTATCTAGGTATATAATTGATTTTATTTAAGCAGGGTTGTTTTAAAGGAGCCATCATGGCTGAAGAAAATATTGGCGGTAAATGGCATCACACGATGCTCGACGCACGTGGCTCTGGCTCTGCGCGTATCGTTTCTGATACATCGGCCGTTACCGGTAAGTTTAACACACTTATCGTCATTCGCGATTGTGTTTTCACGTCGTTCACCCGCACGAATACTACAGGGTCGTTCGGATCGAACACAATTCCAGCCGGCACGCTTATCATCGGCGATATTACCGCGTTCCAACTCGCCAGCGGCCTTGTGATGGTGTACGGAGACTAAGATGCTCAGTCTTTCGCTAGGCTTCTCGTTCAGACTTGCTGGCAACCGTCTGCCAACGGATGGTTCGTCGACGCTCGACTTGAACTTTGTAGGCCAGGTCGAAAGCGCAACATTGGATGCAGATTTTACAGTCGAAAATTACCGAGTACGCCCTGACGATATTGGTGGCGTTGCTGGCATCTACACTGTTTGGAGCTAACTATGCTAGCACAAAAACCGCTTCAGGACATTGTCACTTTCACACGGTCGTCTAGTGCGACCCGCTTCAACACCAGCGGTGTACTTGAAACTGTGGGCAACAACGTGCCGCGGTTGGATTACGAGCCTGATGACATCCCGATTCTGGGATCTGAGCTATTCCCGCAGCCTTCTTTGAGTTCTTCTGCCGGGATTCGGGTTGATTCTGGGTGGAATGTTTCTGGAGGTGTCGCAACGGCGACTGCCACGAACGCACTGCTTGGGGATTTGGCAGCATCGTCATCGAACTACACGCCAGGCAAGGCATATCGCGTTGGCGTGCTTGTTGGGACAAGGACGGCCGGTCAAATCCAAGCATACCTGCGAGGTGTGTTGGTAACAGGGTTTTCGTCAGTATCTGCAACAGGTTGGACATACTGGACGGTCATCGCTGGGTCTAGTGCAGTTGAAGGGCTTGCAATCGTCGGAATCAATTCTTTTAGTGGAACGATTTCTGGAATTTCTGTAAAGGAACTGATTGGCTACACCGTCCGCAAAGGTGACCCGAAGGGCATCCTGATCGAAGAGCAGCGGACGAATCTATACACTTGGTCTCAAGATTTTACGAATGCGATTTGGAACAAGTCTTCAGTGACTGTTACTCCCGCAGCCGCAATTTCCCCGGACGGGGCGATGAATGCGGCATTGATCACTTGCTCGGGTGCATCGAACACATTTCTGTCTTCCGGATCGTCAGCTTCGTTCGCACAGGGGCAGACGGCTACTAAGTCCGTGTATGCCAAAGCCGGATCAAGCAACCTTTTGTGGCTTGAAAAGAGCGATGGTGCTACATATGGGGCTGCAAAGTATGATCTGTCGACTGGGGTTGCAACATCTCAAGCCGGGATCATTGCATCGATGATCCCTGTTGGCGGCGGATGGTACCGTTGCTTCGCAACCTATACATTCACCCAGGCAGGCGGTGGAAGCATTAATGCTCATTACGTCGAGTCGTACGGTGTTGGGGCGTCAGGGAAGTCTCTATATCTATTCGGCGCTCAGATTGAGCAAGGGGCTTTCGCCACCTCGTACATCCCGACATCCGGCTCTCAAGTCACGCGAGCTGCCGACAAGCCTGCAGTCCCAGCTAGTCTGTGGTTAAAGGCGCTGCAAGGAACGCTGTACGTTGAGTATAGCGATGACTGTCTCAACAGCTCAACGCTGGCTCAGCTATCATCTGGCGACGGCGGCGCTGTAGTTTGGATTGTGCGCGGTCCAACCGGCGTGAATTGCATGGTCAACAACGGCGGGCTGTACAGATCAGCGGCCGCAGTCGGACTGTCTCGCGCTGTTCATAAAGCGGCTGTTACTTGGGATGCTGCTGGGAACTTCATGTCGTGCTGTGATGGTCAAGCAGTTGCTAGCAACACTCAACCGAATGGTGCGCCGCCTATCACTGGCGGGCTGCGTATCGGTTGTGACAACTTGGTTGCCGCTTGGGCTAACGGACACATCAGAGCTGCAAAATATTTCCCAGATACGCGAACAGCGGCTCAACTTCAAACCCTCACAGCGTAAGGTCACCAAATGAATCACTCTATAAAAGCGGCTGACGAGGTCAAATCGCAACTGATCAAGGTTTGGAGCTAACCATGCTGGTACAAAAGCAGTTTCAGGACATATTCACATTCAGTCGTGCTAGCACCGGGACGCGGATCAATGCTGCTGGGGTATTAGAAACGGTTGCGGCGAATCAGCCACGGTTTGACTATGAGCCGGTCGATGTTCCTATCCTTGGTGCAGAGCTTCTTGGCGCAATTACTGGATATGGTGCGACGCTCTCAGGCGGCGTCTTGACCGAAAACTCGGCAACGTCGTCTCATGGCCTCGTCATTGCTACGCCGTATAAAGGCGCATTTTCGTACTCGGTTCGGGCGAAAGCAGGGACGAAGAACTTCCTACGGCTCTATTTCGCAAATTACAACAACGGATCGGCTTGGTTCAATTTGTCGACGGGTGCCGTTTCTGCTGTTGAAACCGGGGTTTCTGCATCAATTTCCGCTTCCGGAGATGGCTATTACACCTGCACGCTAACGAAGACAACCGGGAATTCGAGCAATAACGTCGGGTGTTTTGCCGCTGCCTCGTCCGGATCGACCTCCTACGCTGGGAGTGGCGCAGCGGCTCTAAGTATCGACACGATTTCGGTCAAGGAAATCACCGGATACGCCGTCCGCAAAGGCGATCCGAAGGGCATCCTGATCGAAGAGCAGCGGACGAACCTCCTGACGTATTCTGAGCAGGCAGATCACGCAAGCTGGTCGCTGAACGGCGTCACGGTAGCATCTAACGTTGCGATCTCACCGGGTGCGACTCTTACTGCAGACAAACTGACGAAACCGGCAACCGCATACCAAAGCATCGGCAAATCAGTCGTGACAGGTGCTGGGACGGTCTACACGGCATCAGCCTTCTTTAAGGCCGGGTCGTTTTCGAAAGCGAGTATTGCTTTCATTAGCGGCGCGTCTGACACGCGATACTGGTTTGATCTTGCAGCAGGAACGGTTGAAGGAAACGCAGGAATTGCCGGCTACGTCGGGTCGGGGATTCGGCCAATGGGGGATGGCTGGTATCGCTGCTGGGTTGCCGTCACTGCCCAGGCTGCAACTGGTACAGTATATTTTTACCCAGACAGGCTCGACAGCGCCGTTGCTGGGGACGTCCACATCTGGGGGATGCAGCTCGAAGCCGGATCGTTCCCCACATCCTACATCCCGACATCCGGCTCTCAAGCCACCCGCGCCGCCGATGCCTGCTCGATCAACACGCTGTCGCCGTGGTTCGGTAGCGACGGTACTCTTTATGCCGAGTTCGTTCGAGGCGGAATATCCAGCAAGTCAGTCGTCAGCATTGATTCATCGGATACATCAAAAACAATCGGCCTATGGCTCGATGGGACGAATGTAAACGGCGAGGCAACCGGCTATTCGATTTTAAACCAGCCAATCCCGGCTGGTGTTGCAAAGACGTCTTTTGCATGGTCATCAGCTGGCACCGCTTTGTCTGTCAATGGTGCGCCGCCATCAAAATCAAGTTCATCATCGATTCCTGCGCCTCTTGCAAAGCTTAATGTCGGTAAAAACCGCTGGAGCGACTCACAGCTCAACGGCTATCTCCGCAAGATTCGTTACTTCCCGCGCCGCCTGACTGACGCCCAACTCCAAGCCTTAACCGCATAAGGAACAAACATGGACTACTTTCTCAAAGCGGCGGACGAAGCCGAACTGCATTCCGCGCTGGTCGGTGCTGGGATTCTGATCACAGCCAAGGTGCCGGTGATCGAGGTCATCGATGGTGTGCCGACGCAGACCGGGGTGCAGGATGGCCATGCGTTGGCTGGTGGGGTTGCGCTCGACGTTATCGGCACGATCTACAAGCCCACGGGAAATATCCTGACGGTCGACGGCATGGAAGTGCCGGAAATGGCCACTATCCCCGGTTACCACGCCAATCTGCGCGGCGATCTGACTGACGAGCAGTTGCAAGTATTGGCCGACATCAGGCTCGAACATACGCCTACGAATCCCTACCGCGTATGGGCTTGAACAAACAACTCGCTCTGCAAGCGGTCGCCATTATCGCAGTGATAACGGCGCTGCTTGCAGGGTGCGCCGATCCAAGACCGTTCGTCTTAGGTCATGAAGTTAAACCGCCTGCTGGTTGCACCCAAGCGAGGACACGTGGCAATGAGTGCTGATTACCGCACGCTTCATCATTTGCATCGGGCTGCTACTCAACAGTTCCGCTACGCGTCTGATTTTCAAGCTTACGGTATCGATGAGTATTGGGTTTCGCCAAAAGAGTTGAAAGAGCAGATCGCCAGAAACGGGTTCGTTCTTGGTGACTGCGACGATTTCGCAAGTCTTTGCGTCATGTTGGCTCGTCAGCAAGGACTTCCGGCGCGATTTGTGATGTGTCTAACAGAAAATGGAGAATCGCATCTGGTCGCAGAGGTCGACGGCTGGATACTAGACAATCGGTTTCCTGACGCAGTGAATCGTGACGATACGAACTACACTTGGTTGACGATTTCAGGGTTTAACGCCGGCGATCCGTGGCATTTAATTAAGGGGGAATGATGTTAGAAAAGATAGCAGGATATGGTTCACAATTGGCAGATACGCTATTGCTTCTAGCTATCGGCGTTCTTCTGGGGTGGGGTCAAGCGAAGTATTCAAAAGAGCAAGATACCGGCGTGATTATCGGTAAGGCAATCTGTGTCGGCGGGCTGTCAATGGCTGCCGGTACTGTACTGATATGGGTGCCTAATCTGCCATTAACCGGCCTGATCGGCGTTGCAGCTATGCTTGGAACGATCGGTAACGCAGGTCTTGAGAGACTACTTATGCGGATTGTCGAGATTCGCAGTGGAGCGCGATAATGGAAGCTCTCATCATATTTATCGGTTTGGCGATAGCACTTGTGGGCGCCAGTTTGACGACGAGTTGTCGGAACAAGAGCGTTTGCAACCACAAGCGCGATAAGTCGGAGTTTGTCAGCCGTGGCTAGAATTCCAATCACCGAGCCGATACCATACACATCTCGCAGCGAGTGCGCCTGCAAGAGCGACGGCGTTATCAAAATTGATCCACTGTTTGTCGACCCTTGGATCGTTTTGCGCGAGACTTGGGACGAAGCTCTTAGCATCAATAGCCTTTGCCGTACACCTGCTCACAACGCTCGCGAGCACGGTAACGTCAACAGTATGCACTTGACTGAGAATCCGAAGTGGCCTACAGTCGGAAGCATGGCCGCTGACATAAATTGGAAAACGTGGTCAAGTGAGAAAAAGCTCAAATTTGCGAAGCTCGCATGGCGCCTTGGATGGTCCGTCGGCTTGCACGACTCGTTCTGTCACATAGACCGACGCGCCGATTTGAAAGTTCCAGAGCTGATTCAGCGAGTGTTTCTGTACGGCGCGTGGAGCTTTGCTTTTAATGTGGAGGACGTCAAATGACCAAAACTAGCTGGTTAGCCGTAGGCAAACCGCTTGCGGCTATCGCAGCGTCCATTGCTGTTATCTGGGCCGTCAACTCGTTCATCGACGGTCAGCGGAAGATTGGCTACGATAAGGCTATCATCGAACGTACAGCCGATTTGATAGCCGCTAATGAAGAGTCCGACAAGCTTCGAGCTAAGCTTCAAGACGAAAAGGACGCTGCTGAATTGGAAAGGACAAATCATGAAAAGGAAATCGCTACCTTGCGCAATCGCGCTTCCGCTATTGCTGGCAAGCTGCGCGACACCGAGCACGCTCTCAACAGCTACATCGATGGATCTTCCATCGAAACCTGTCGCACGACAGCAAAAACCGCAATACAATTATTTGGAGCGTGCGTTGAACGATATCGAGACGTGGCAGAGGCAGCTGCAGGACATCTTGCAGACGTTGAGCTATTCGAACGATCGTTCCCAACTGGCCGAGCCGTTGCAATAACGGGGCCATGATTTTGCTTTGCAATTGAGCTGTGGTCGAAGTATAATTTATAAATGCGGCGGAGCCGCTTGTTAAACATTTTGGAGAAAACATCATGGCAGGCGCTCGCACATCTGCAGGTACTAAACTGCACATCTCATCCGCTGCACCGGCAACGTATACCTCGGCTGGCTTTGCAGCCCTCACCTGGACTGAAATCGGCGAGGTCACTGACCTTGGCGAATTTGGCCGTCAGTACAACCTTGTAACGCACAACCAGCTCGCCAGTCGCCGCGTTGTTAAGCGCAAGGGTTCTTACAACGACGGAACCATCAACGCTCAAATGGCTCGCGTACCGGCGGACGCCGGTCAGGTCATTCTGCAAACTGCTGTCAACAGTGATGCAAGCTATTCGATCAAGATTACGCTGCAAGGCGGTGAGATTTTCTATTTCTCTGCCCAGGTGATGAGTTACACGACCAACATCGGCGGCGCTGATCAGATTGTCGGCGCAACGGTTGCGATGGAAATCGACAACGACATCATCGTTACTGTGTAATACAAGTCAACGATTCTCAACAAAAGGGCCGAAAGGCCCTTTATCATTGGAGCACTACCATGGATCTCAATACAATCAACGATTGTCTGTGCAACTCCGGCACGGCTATTATGAACGTCCGCCACCCGGTTACTGACGAAGATTTGATGTTCGACAATAAGCCGGTACAGATCGAAGTTTATGGCAAGGACTCTGACGTCGCGCGTAAGGCTATGAAGGCCGCAGCTCAGAAGGCTTTGAGCAAGCGCAATCAACGGACCGATGTTGACGCAGCAATTTCCAGCGCAGCTTCGCTGCTGGCGTCTTGCACCGCCGGTTGGTCGAATGTTTCGATCGACAATAAGCCGCTCGAGTTTTCGTTTGATAACGCATGCGAGATCTACACGAAGTACCACTGGCTCCGTGAACAGGTTGATGAGTTCATCGGCGATCGCGCAAATTTCTTCAAGGCGTAATCGACAAGCTCGAGCTGTTTGTTCGGCATAGCGCTTGGCTCAACAGCAAGCCAGAAAAGGCGAAGGTTTCGAGACGTGTTTCCCTCAGCGAACTGTCTCCACCTTCGCCTTTACTTGAGATGCCACAAGTTGATTACGCCGAATATATTCTCGAGCTTGCGTTCGAAATCGGCATCTGTAGCCAGTCTGAATTAGGATCAAGCGAGATTACCTGGTCCGAGTTGAATGCGTGGTCGAAAGTGATGGATACGAAACTTTCGAATTTCGAGTGTTTGACGATTAAACGTCTATCTAGGGCTTACGTCGAACAGTTATACGCATCGAAAAGCGAATTCGAACCGCCACCGTATTCGCCGCAACAATTTGATCGCGAAGAAGCATCTAAGCGAATAGGGAACGTTTTGCGAGCAATGGCTTCACGGCTTAACGTAAAACGCAAAGGATCCGCAAACGTTGGCCGCCCTGAATGATTGAGCAGCTGTATAATTGATAAAACTAGGAGCATATCATGAACAAGAATTCATCTGTTCTTGCTGCCATTCAGATGTTCTACCCTGACTATCATCCGCTGGTATCGATTGCTCACCTAGCTCACGAACCGTCGTCGGATCCGCGTCTTCGTTTCGACTGCCATCGTGTGATCGCAAAATATGTCGAACCTGAGCTGAAGTCTCTTGAGGTTAAGGGTACGATAACTGATGCTCGCCGAGTTTCTGTATCGCTATTCGACGATTCGAATGTCGTTGATGTGGAAGTTGTTAAACCGAAACAGTTGCAATACGCCAAGGATGTAGACGAGATTGTAGATGGCTACTGATTTTAAACTGTACCCACCGCAAAAACGCGCGCTGATAACTCAAGCCGTTGAAGTGCTCTATGGCGGAGCGCTTGGCGGCGGTAAAAGCTATCTGGCTCGAGTTGCGTCTATCATCTATTCGATGGAGATTCCAGGCCTTATAACATACCTGTTTCGTCGGACGTTTAAGGAAGTTTTGGCTAACCACATCCACACGCCTGGCGGATATTTGGAGATGCTGCATGAGCTGATCGACGCAGGTGATGTCGTTTACAGCAAATCAGATTACTCATTTACGTTTTGGAACGGTAGCAGAATTCAGCTAGCGCACGCTCAACACGAGAGCGACGTGTACGCTCATCAAGGCGCGCAGATAGGCTTTCTGATTCTCGACGAAGCGACTCACTTTACGCCATTAATGGTCCGATTTCTTCGATCACGCGTGCGTCTTGGTTCGCTCAATGTACCTGAAAAATGGCGCGGACTGTTTCCACGGATCCTGTATACGACTAACCCAGGTAGCGTCGGTCATCATTACTTCAAATCGAACTTCGTCGATCACGGCTGTAATCACACGTTTCAAGCGCCTGAAGAAGAGGGCGGAATGTTGCGAGAGTACGTTCCAGCTCGACTGTCCGATAACAAGATTCTGCTTCAAAACGATCCGGACTATCAGAATCGCGTTAAGGGTATGGGCGATTCGGCAACTGTTTCGGCCATGATTGACGGCGATTGGGAGTGCCTGTCGTCTGGCGGATTCGCTGATCTGTGGCGGTCAAAGTACCACGTTGTTCAGCCGTTTTCAATTCCGCAGAGTTGGACGATAGATCGTGGCTATGACTACGGGTCGTCAGCGCCTGCGGCGGCTTTGTGGTTTGCTGAATCAAACGGCGAAGAATTCGCAGATAGCGAAGGTAATATTTGCTGGGTACCAGCTGGCTCTATTTTCATTATTAAAGAACTATATCTCGCAAACGCGCGATTTGAAGGTTTGCGGCTTGCAGCTGAGGAGCAAGGTAAGAGAATTCACGACTGCGAGTGTGATGAGCCTTGGGGCCGTAGAGTTACGCCTGGTCCAGCTGACAACGCGATTTTTTCAAACGAGCCAGGGCGTCCATCGATTGCTGATGAAATGGCAATCCATGTAACGTTCTCTAGATCCGACAAGTCTCCAGGTTCTCGAATTCAAGGCGTAAACCTGATGCGAGGCCGCTTAGAGGCGTCGACTAAGAGGCCTATGGAGCAACCTGGTATCTTTGTTTTCAGCAACTGCTTCCATACAATTCGCACCGTGCCAAATCTCGAGAACGATTCAAAGAATCTGGAAGATATCGATACGCATGGCGAAGACCACATTTGGGACGTAATCCGTTATCGTCTCCTCAAAGCTAAAAACCTCGTTAAGCACGGCAACGTTACTGGAGTTTAATCATGACTGGTGTCACAATTCCTGGAGTTTCAATCGGCGCGGTCAAATCGTCTCGAACTGTGCCGACGCATCCGCGATACAATTCTCGCATTGCTCAATGGATTAAATGCCGCGACGCATTTGAAGGTGAGGACCAGATTAAATCGAAAGGTGAGACGTATCTTCCTCGTTTGAAGGGTCAATCAGATGACGATTATAAGGCTTACAAGCGACGTGCGTTGTTTTACTCGATTACTAGCAAGTCGCTTGCCGCCTTGGTCGGTATGTCGCTATCAGCTGGCATGCGTATTTCGTATCCAGCCGCAATGGTACGATATTTCGAAGATTCGACAATGATCCAATTCAGCGAGCTGATTGCAACTGTGTTGCAAGAGGTTATGCTGCAAAGTCGAGTCGGCATTATGATTGAAGCACCTGAAGCCGGCGGCAATCCGTACCCGGTTACATATATCGCTGAGGACATCGTTGACTGGACAGAGTCGGCTGATGGCATGCTCGAATTTGTTCGACTGCGAGAAGAGGTTGAGATCCGCAACGACACGGGTGAGATCGTACTCGTCGAACAGTTTCGTGAGTTGAGCTTCGATTCTGATGGCTACTATCAGCAGCGAACGATTCGTCTCGATATGGATCAAACAATTTCGCCGACATTTGCTGGTTACAAGCTCAATTACATCCCGTTCTACGCTGTAAACCCAATTGGCGTCGGTTTCAAGGATCTGAAACCGATGATGCTCGATATTGCGAATATTAACATCTCGCACTATTTGTCAAGTGCCGACCTCGAACACGGTCGTCACTTTACCGGCTTGCCGACACCCGTAATTACCGGTGGTGAGGTTAACGGCGATCTTCATATCGGTTCGACAAAATTCCTGGTTATTCCAACCAAAGGCAGCGACGCAAAGTATCTCGAATTTACAGGTCAAGGTTTGCAAAGTCTGGAGAAGGCTATGGCCGAAAAGCAGGGTTTGCTTGCATCGATGTCTGCCCGCCTGCTTGATAACAGCAGCCGTGGATCAGAGGCAGCCGAAGCGGTCAAGCTTCGCTATTCGTCTGAAACGGCTTCGCTGAAGACCGTGGTTGAAGCTGTCAACAAATGCATCAATTCTGTGTATCGCAAGATCGCAGAAATGCTTCGAGAAGATCCAAACGAGGTGTCGATAATTCTCGGCACTGATTTTATGGAGAGCTATCTGTCGCCGGCTGAAATGACAGCGCTGTTTGACGGTTACTTCAACGGAGCTGTATCAGTTGAAACACTTGTCTATAATATGCGTAAAGGGCGCCGACTCGATCCACTCGTTGACGACAAGGATGTGTTGGCTCAACTTAACAAGATCGCAAAAGACCGCGCCGAAACGCTTAAAAACCAACCTAAAGTTATTTAAACCCGCTGATTATTCAGCACAATTTGGAGAACCATCATGACACTCAAGTACATCGTCGACACTCTCGAAGGTCTGGACCAGCATATCGCTGCTCTTTACGAGCAAGCCGACGGTAAATTCCGTCTGAACGTCGAAGGCGTCGCTCCTCGTGAAAAGCTCGACGAATTCCGCAACAAGAACATTGATCTGATGAAGCAGCTCGAAGGCTTCAAAGGCGTCGATGTGGCCAAGTACCAGAGTTTGCTCGGCTTGGAGAAGAAGATGACCGACAAAGAGCTCATCGAAACTGGAAAGGTTGATGAGGTCGTTCAAAGCCGCATCGCTTCGATGAAGGCTGAGCATGAGCAAGTTGTAACCCAGCTGAACGCGCAGCTCGGCGACTCCAACAAGCAACTCGAATCGTTGCTGATCGATTCGGCTGTTCGTATGCAAGCCGTCAACCAGAAGGTCATTCCTTCGGCTATCGACGACGTGATGCTGCGTGCTCGCACTGCGTTCCGGATTGTTGACGGTAAAGCTGTTCCGCACTCTGACGGCAAGCCGATTTACGGCAAGGACGGCGTGAATCCGATGAGCGTCGAAGAGTGGATCTCCGGCTTGGCGAAAAATGCTCCCCACCTGTTCGAAGGCTCGCAAGGCGGCGGCGCTCGCGGTTCTCAAGGTCGTGGTGGTCAGAGCTCGGCCAATATGACGGCTACGCAAAAGATCGCCGCCGGCTTCGGCAATAAGTAAGATCCTACCAACGAGATAAAAGCCGCTACTAGCGGCTTTTATTTTGCCCTTAAATCATGGGTCCAAGTTTTTATAATTTCTCGAGGATGTTAAATGGTTGTATAATTTATGCATGGAGAGATCCAATGAGCGGAGCTCAGTTTACACTTTAAACTCCTCGGTGAGGAGGCGACACACTTCCTTCATTCATCTGGAGCAATAAAATGGCAACAGTCACACTGGCCGAATCGGCCAAACTCTCGCAGGACCTGCTGATCGCTGGCGTTATCGAGAGCATCGTTGAAGTCAACCCGCTTTTCGAAGTTATGCCGTTCACGCCGATCGAAGGCAACGCGCTGGCTTACAACCGCGAAGCAGTTTTGGGCGATGTCCAGTTCCTGGGTGTCGGCGGTACGATCACCGCCAAGGCTCCGGCTGAATTCGTTAAGGTCACCTCGTCTCTGACCACTCTGATCGGCGATGCCGAAGTCAACGGTCTGATTCAGGCGACTCGCTCGAACTACACTGATCAGAAGGCAATCCAGGTTGCTTCGAAAGCCAAGTCGCTCGGTCGCAAGTACCAGGAATCTATGATTATCGGCAACGGCTCCAGCAACACGTTCAACGGTCTCCTGTCGCTCGTTCCGAACGCTCAACTGGTCGACACCGGTGCCAACGGTGCCAACTTCTCGTTTGAAATCATGGACGAGCTGATGGACAAGATCAAGGACAAGGACGGTGCCTGCGACTACTTCATGATGCCGGCTCGTACACTGCGTGCCTACTACGCTCTTCTGCGTGCCCTGGGCGGCGCTACCATCGGCGACGTCGTTACTCTGCCGTCTGGTCGCCAGATTCCGGCTTACCGCGGTGTTCCGATCTTCCGCAACGACTGGATCCCGACCAACCAGACCAAGGGCGCCACCGCTGGTACGACTACCACGATCTTCGCCGGCACGTTCGACGATGGCTCCGGCACCCACGGCATCTCCGGCCTGACAGCAATGGACTCCGCCGGTGTTCGCGTTGAAGACGTCGGCGTGTCCGAAACGAAGGACGAAACCATCACCCGCGTTAAGATGTACTGCGGCTTGGCGCTGTTCAGCGAACTCGGTATTGCTGCCGCTCCCGGCATCAAGAACTAAGTTCTGAGTTACCAGGCGACTTCGGTCGCCTGGTTTGTGAATCCAAGTAGGAGTAGAAGATGCCGAAAATCAAGTTGCCTGGCGACGATAAGTCGACCAAAATCGTTGCGGGTTGTCTGTTCATCGACGGCGAAATGACCGTCTCCAACAGCGAACTCGAAGGTGTAGCCAACGTGCTCGTCCGTTTTCACGGTTGCGAAATCGTTGCTGACGAAGCAGTCCAAGAACCCGCTGCGAAGAGTGAAGCGGCTAGCGGTTCTCTGGCCGCGTCTGAAACCAAAGCCAGTGAAGCGAAGGCCGACGTGAAGGTCGAAGCCAAAGCTGAAGCGAAGGCTAAATAATGATCAATAGCACACCTGGCTCAGCGGAAGCTAATAGCTACGTATCTGTCGAATACGCTGACGCATTTGTGTCTGCGATGATTGACAGCGACGGCTGGCCTGGTGTGCTATCCGAGAAAGAGGCTGCACTCAAAGAAGCTACTCGAGTTCTTGACGAACAGTTCACTTGGCAAGGTTCGCTGAGTAATGTTTCTCAAGCACTTGCATGGCCTAGAAGCGGTTTTACAGATCCGGATGGGCGTGCTATTGCGGCTGATGCAATTCCAAAACGCATTAAAGACGCTACGTGTAATCTGGCGATATTTCTGCTTCGGAACGGCGGGCTGAATCAGGTTTCGTCAGATGTTCGAAGCATCAAGGCTGGCCCGATCAGTATCGGATTTGAAAGCAACGAGCAGGTTTCAGGCGTTCCGAAGTATGTCGTTAAATCGCTTCAAGGTTACGGCTCTTATTTCGGCTACACGGCTGGAGCTGCATACGCAGTCGGGGCTGTGCGATGCTGAGCATAAAGCGAGAAGTTGACAATGCAATACGTGTACTTCGGCGAACGGCTAGGGGCGTAGTTTATACTGGAAACCTGGTAAAGGTTTCCAAGGTTCCAAATCCGGCCACAAATACTGTGGCCGATGTAGTTAGTACGGAGCAAGTTGAAATTATTAGCGATGTGATAAGTCAAGACGAAGTTAACGGTACTACGTTCTTGATAACGGACTTTAAATTTCACGTGATAGCTAAGATCGGCGTTGACGTTAACTTTTACGACATGATCGAAAGCGCTAACGAATCGTTTCAAGGTAAACGCCTTCGCATAATCAGCAAAAAAGCTTATGTCGAAGGAACGAAGAATTTAATGTTTACAATTGTAGCACGGTAGCAAATTTAGCGCTCTAGCTAGCGCTCTGAAGCGTTATAAATATGCTACCTAATATGAAGCTTTAAGCTATAGTTGTTGAAGTAGTTCAGAGCGCTAGAAATAGTAGTTTAAAAACAACAACTTAGGTTAATTATGGCTAAAACAGGCGCTCACTGGTCGAAATCACCGAAAAGCTTCGGCGAAGCAGTCAAGGCGTCTGTCTACGAACTGACTCGTGATCGCGCATTAGCGATATTCAATTACGCTGTAGAGCATTCACCAGTATACACAGGTGCATACAGAGCTTCGTGGACTATCGCAGAGGGCGCTCCGGACTATTTCTACGTTGGCCGACAACTCAAGCGCGGTCAAGTGATGGCGCCGCCACCTCCGCCTAGACTGTCTACAAAATTCTACCGAAAGTTCTTTGTTGCAAACGGCTCGCCATACGCTTTGCAACTCGAGAACGGTTGGTCGAATCAAGCCCCACTTGGCGTTTTGCGTCAAGCAATTAAGGCGACATCGAAATGAACGACCTGCAAATTCTGAACGCCATAACGTCTGAGTTCGCATCTAAATTCAACGCGTGCCAAATCGAGTTGCCGAATACTCGCCTCGACAAGGACGCATTGGCCGAATGGGTTCGAATCTCTGTTAAGCCTTACGCTCCAATGCTTCGTAATTTGGGTAAGGGTTTGAATCGTCGTGGCGCTGTTTACATCCAAGCATTTACCAAGATTGATACAGGTGCAGGCCGCGCCACTGCGCTTGCGTGTATCGCAGCCGCAATATTCGAATGTAAACTTGTCGGAGCGATTGAATTCGACGGCGCTGAGATTAACGAAATTGGTACCAGCGCATCTGGAACTGCGTTGTCAAGCGAAAGCGGCTGGTATCAGGTGAACGCTATTATCGATTATAAGGTGATCGTATGAACGCATGCATTGACGTCATTGATCAGCAGATACAGCCGAAATGGTTTAAAGTTTTTGAAACCGCTTTCCTGATCGCCCCTGCGACTGAGCAAGTTAAAAAGCTCATGCGAAGCTGCTCGCTTTGCGGAGTTATTGGCCTTGACCAGGTCATACGAATTACCGCTGAGCACGTACTCAAGGATTGGAAGGACGTCAAACTTCCAGACGGCGCATTCATGCCGTATTCGATAGATAACGCCGTAAAAGCGCTTACGTGTAACGGCAATCTGCTCGAGTTTATTCTTTCGAAATCGTTTGGAGTTAGCGAATGAGCTCTCAAACGAATACGCTTTACGTTGTAATCGATCCAAGCGGAGCGCAGCAAGGCGCTAACGCGACTGTAAACGCGATTAATTCGATCATTCAGTCGTCAACACAGCTCAACGTATCGATTAATCAGACGATTAACAACGTTCAACAGCTCGGCAACGCGTCAAGGGATACGAATCAACTGCGCTCGGCTGTAAGATCGCTGACAGACGACTTTAAAGGGTTGGCTGGAGTTGTTGCAGCGGCTCAACCTATTCGCATCCTTTCATCGTTTATCGACGAAATCGTTAGAGCTGACCGCCTGTATAACGGTTTTATCGCGATGATGAACGTTACAACTGGCAACGTTCAAAAGTCCAGAGAAGAGTTTGAGTTTGTAGCGAAAGTCGCGCGTACATATGGCGTTCAGATTGACTCGCTGACACACTCATATGCGAAATTGCGTGCATCGACTGAAAACTTGTTGACTGAAGATCAGACTAAAAAGCTGTTCATGTCGATAACCGCCGTGTCGTCCGTGATGCACGCTGAAAAGTACGTAGTAGATCGGATGTTTGCAGCCATTGTTCAGATGGCTAGCAAGGGTCAAATCCACATGGAGGAATTGAAACAGCAACTCGGCGAGCACTTGCCAGGCGCGCTAGCTATCGCAGCTCAAGCTATGGGTATGAGCGTAGCCGACATGATTAAGGCGATGGAGAATGGTCAAATTAGCGCGAAGCGCTTGCTGTTGCCGTTGCCAGACGAGTTGATGAAGCGATTTGAAGCCGCCGCTGAAATATCCGCAAAGAGTCTCCACGCTACGATAAGCCGTCTTAAGTCAAGCGTAATGTTGGCATTCATGAATATGTCGACCAATGGCGCTGCGCTTGGTCTGTCTGCGATCTTTATCGAACTTGAGAAGCATGTCGGCACGAACTCAGCCGCATTCAAAACTCTCGGCGAGGTTATGGGTCGAGCGTTTGTGCGCATCGCTGAATTTATCGCGAAACTCACGCCTGAAGATGTTGAAACATTCGCTAATAGCGTGATAGATCTTGTCATCGCAATCGGCACGATGGGCGAGTGGTTTGCAAAAGCGATAACGTTCATTGTCCAATATAACGAATCGATACTGATTGCTGTTGGAGCGTTAGCTGCGATTAAGGTCGCCATGTATGGCTACGCAATAGCCGCGTCAGCAACCGCTGGGGCTAACACGCTTCTTGGCACTTCGATATCGTTTATAGGCGCGTCAATTGCGGCTTTGGGCGCGTTTGTAGCTGGCTACGCGATTGGTACGATTATTCATGATGAGTTTGAATCTGTCCGAAATGCAGCCGCTTGGACGGTGGGTTTTTTCGCTAAACTTCCATTGCACGCTAAGCGAGGATTCGACGAGACCATTCTGAACGTCAAGCTGTTCGGAGCTCAATTCAGTCAATACATAGTTGAAGCGGCTATGTGGGCTGTTAACGACGTCAAGAATATGGGCGGTAGCATCGCTAGACTTCTTGGCTTCGATGTCCCTGTGTTTATACCGAAGCGGTACGATGAGACGACGAATGCTATTCGTAAACAACTCGACGGTATTCGCAAAGAGTATCGCGACGGTATAGCTGAGATAGACGCAATTGTAAATTCGATGTATGAGTCTAACGCAGAGAAGAAGCCTAAAGCCGAAAAACGATCGGTTGCTAATATGCTCGGCATCGATCTGCGAGAGATCGAAGACGCTAAATCGTTGTATGCAAAGCTTCAAGGCGACTCCGATAAATTTGCTGATGCGTTAAAAGGTAAAAAGGATAAAGCATCGAAATCAGAAAACCGCCTCGATGAGTTTCAGCGTTTGATCGATTTGTCGACTGATGGCACTACTAAACTGCTTCAGAGCGAGAAGTTGTATTACAATACGCTGCATGACATACGCGAAGGCAAAATACAGATGTCAACAGACGAAATTGGTCGGCTCGCTATTCTAGCAGACCAAGCCATCGCGATGGAGAGAGCTGCGGTGGCAACGGCGGAGCAGATCAAACTCGATAAAGAGGCTGCACAGGCTACAGCGTACATGACTGAATCGCTTAGCTCGATGATTGACACGTACGAAAAGCGTAACGCCAAGACTGTCGAGTCGACTATGACGAAGCAGGAGCGTGAGTACGCTGAGGCGTTGCGTGAAACATCAGAAATAGCGCAACGGGCTCGAGACGCTATTTCGAAGAAGGCTGCCAGCATCAATGAGTCGTCAGCAGCTTACGCAGCTTATCAGACAGTGCTAGAGCAAGTCAACGCGGCCGAACAGGCTCAGCTTGCGCGCGAAGCCGAGAACCTTGAAAAGAAAAAGGCTGCGCAAAGCAGCTTCTTCGAGGGGTTTAATAAAGCCGTATTGAAGTATCGCGACTCTGCTGAATCCGTGGCTACATCTGTTGAAGGTTTCTTCACCAAGGCGTTTAAAGGGATGGAGGATGCGCTTGTATCCTTCGTTCAAACCGGCAAGATCGATATGACCAATTTTGCAAATTCGATTATTGCCGACATTATTCGCATACAGGTTCGTGCTGCCATGATGGCTGCAGCGTCAAGTAGTAGCGGTGGCGGCTTCCTTGGTACGCTGATTAATGGCGTCGTTGGGTGGTTTGCCGGCGGGACTACTACGGCTCCTTCAACGACTGGCCCATCAGCTGTGGCTGGAGGCGGATCATGGCTTGGTGACACGTCTGGTTACTCGCTCAACGCTAAATCGTTCGACGGTGGCGGCTATACAGGTGATGATCCTCGCTCTGGCGGCATTGACGGTAAAGGCGGATTTTGGGCTGTGATGCATCCGCAAGAATCAGTTATTGATCATACCAAAGGTCAGAGTGCTAGCCCTCAATCTGTTCGCGTTGAAATTCGCAATGAGGGAACTCCGCAAGAAGTTTCAGACGCGAAGACTTCTTTCGACGCTGAGGGTATGATCATCGAATTCCTTACTCGAGACGTATCCAACGAGGGTCCGGTTTCTAAAGCATTTCAGAATCGCTACGGCTTGAGCCGTGCAGCTGGGGCATATTAAAATGATTTCATGGCCATCACTTCTGCCGAATCCAACGATTGAAGGTTACAAACTCAAAGTTAAACCTCGCCTATCGTGTACTGATATGGATAGCGGTCCTCGCCGCGTTCGCAGACGCTATACTCGCTCGCCTACAGTTGCATCTATGCGATGGCAGTTTTCTGAGGATGAGTTCGGCATGTTCGAATGGTGGTTCGAAAATCGCTTGAACGCAGGTGCCTCTTGGTTTAGCGGACCGGCCGCCAACGGAACTGGCTTGGTGATGGTTCAATGCAGATTCATTGAATCAGATTCCGGTCCGTATGACGCAAATCCGATTAGCGGCAATATCTGGATTGTCACAGCAGACGTCGAAATAGATCAGATGCCGAAGGGTGATTTGGTTCAGTTTTGGCCTGATGGATTGCATTCGCTGTCTCTCGACTTTGTTAAACAGATCTATGAGGTGCCGATGTGAGTTACGATGATTTGATGAGCGAAGCTTACCGTGAAGCTTGCGCTTGCGCACCGACTGACGTCATTGATTTGCTGACAATCGAGATTCAGCATGCGTCATTGCCAACCCCGTTACGCTTTGTAGACGACCATCAGGATCTAAATGCAAAGATCGAAACCGGTGAACTCGTAACGTTTACACGATTCGCATTTGAAGCCGTCGAACCTGAGATTAACGTTGCAGGCCAACCGGAGCTGTCACTGACGATCGACGGCGCGAGCGCTGAAATATCTCGTATGTTTGACGAGCTAGCAGGCGATACAAACGCCATGTCAGTTGTACTTCGCGCGTATCGGTCGGATGATTTGGAGCGACCTGGTCGTCGATTGCTTCCAGGCGAAATACGCCACGTTTCAATCAACACTACTCGCGTTACGCTTCGAATCGGTTTTGGCGATATATCGAATATGCCGTTTCCGAAAGAAACATTCACTCCGAAGCGATTCCCAGGGTTGACGCGATGAGTCATTGGTGCTTAAAATATCTCGGGATTCCATGGTCGAAACACTTCGATTGCTGGGAATTTTTTCGAACCGTTCAGCGAGAGCAGTTCGGGCGCGATCTTCCAGCTATCCCGTTGGGCGATTATCGGTTAGGTCACAAGTCAAAAGTTATCGCAACTCACGCTGAGCGAGCTAACTGGGTTGAAGTTAGCCAGTCAGAACTCGTAGACGGCGACGGCGTTATACTTTTCGAAAATGGTAGCGATTCGCATGTTGGCGTATGGATTGAAGCTGACGGTGGCAAAGTTTTACACTCGACGGATCCAATGGGTGGGCAAACTTCGCACTTGAGCGATTTGCTGATTGCGTATGACAACGTGAAGTTTTACAGATATGTTGGTGCCAAATGCCACTGCTAATAAAGTCAACTGACCCATTCGATCTTTCAAAGCGAACCGTTGAGCGAGTTCCGAAGAATCGAAAGATCTCGGCCATGTGTCCGAAATCAAATTCGCCGATCGTTTGTATCTACAATGGTCGCCCGCTTATGCGCGCCGGCTGGAATCGCCGTATCAAGTTCGGCGATACTGTGGCATTTATAGCGATGCCTAGAGGTAGCAGTTCGTTCACACAGATGCTAGCCATCGCTGTAGTGGCCGTAGTTGCGGTCTACGTATCTCCGCTTGTTGCTGGACATCTTGGTTTCGCTGCTGGATCTTTCGGCGCTGCAATGGTGTCAGTAGGCTTGAGCTTGGTGACATCTATGCTTCTCAACGCTGTGATGCCGCCACCGAAGCTACCGACACATCTTGGCATGAGCGAGATGTCAGCACCTTCACCGACATATAGCATAGCTGCTCAGGGTAACATGGCTCGTCTAGAGCAGCCGATACCTGTTCACTATGGCCGCCATCTCGCATATCCTGACTTTGCAGCGAAGCCGTATCAGGAATTCCAAGATAACGAGCAATACCTTCACCAGCTACTGGTTATCGGCCAGGGTGTATATCAAATCGAGCAGATTCGAATTGAAGATACGCCGATTTCGAATTTTGAAGGCGCTCAAGTTGAGATCATTGAACCTGGTCAGAAGGTGACCCTGTTCCCAGCGGCCGTAATTCAAAGTAACGAAATTGGCGGAGCCGAGATTTTAGGCGTTCAGGGACCGTTTGTAGCGAGCGGACCTGAGGAAGAGTCGACATTTATCGGCATTGATTTAATCTGTCCAAACGGTTTGTACTACTCAAACGACTCGGGCGGTCTTGACTCTAAGAGCGTTCAGGTTCAAATCGAATACCAGCGAGTAGACAATTTTGGGGTGCCGTTTGGAACGTGGGGTACGTTAGCAGTTGAAACGATTTCAGGTGGCACTAACACCGCAATTCGTAGGAGTTATAAATACGCTGTTGCCAAGGGTCGTTATCAGGTTAAGGTTTCGCGGCTTGATTCAAAGGACACGCGAGCTCGCGCAGCTCACGCTGTCCACTGGTTAGGTCTTCGCGCTTATCTTCCTGACGATTTGGATTATGGCAACATTACGCTTATCGCTGTTAAACTGAAAGCTACGGCTCAAATTAGCGAACAAGCGACTCGTAAAATCAACGTTATTGCTACTCGCAAACTGCCGACGTGGAATTCGACTACTGGCTGGTCAGCGCCTGTGGCAACGCGATCAATTGCCTGGGCTCTTGCCGATATTTGCCGAGCCAGTTACGGCGCCAACTTGTCAGACGATCGATATGACCTTGTTGGATTGTCACAACTTGCGACTGTTTGGGATGGTCGAGGCGATACGTTCGATGCTCGCTTTGATGGTAAACTGACCGTAGGTGAGGCGCTTACGTCTACGGCTCGAGTTGGCCGCGCAAAGTGGTTCCAACAATCCGGCCGTGTAATGTTTTGGCGAGACTCACCTCAGACTGTTCCGTCGTACATATTTACGCCACGAAATATTGTAGCTGGCTCGTTCAGTTTGGAGTACGTCCCAGCCGTCGCTGACACGTCTGACGGCGTTCGGATGACTTACTTCGACGAGCGTTACTGGCAGCAGCGTGAAGCTGTTTGCGTGTTGCCAGGCTCAGCTGGGGCGAAGTTGACCGAGGTTAAAGCTTTCGGCATGGTAAATCGCGATCGAGTAGTTCGCGAAGGTATGAAGATGGTCGCCGATAATAAATGGCGACGCAAATTTGTCAAGTTCGAATCTGAGCTCGATGGCTGGCTCGTGCGTTTCGGCCACTTGATCGGCATTTCGCACGACGTTCCAAAATGGGGTCAATCTGGTGACATCGTCTATTGGGACGAGGCGAATCTCACAGCCGAGTTGAGCGAAAAACCTGAATGGGGCATTGGCAATCACTATATACGATTGACTCGCGCGAACGGATCGCCAACTGGCACGATCCGTGTAACTCAACATCCGACTAACGAGTATTGTATTGTTCTTCAAACGTCTCCAGGCTTCGCTGTTGAATGGAGCGGGATGACTCGCGAACGGACTCGTTACGTTTTTGGGGTTGCCGACAAGATTTGCGTCAACGCAATCGTTACAGCTGTCAAGCCGAAGGGTCGGATGACAGCTGAAATTGAGGCGATTGTCGATGATCCGCGTGTCCATGACGCTGAGACCAACACGATACCTGACGATACTACTTCAGGCTATCCGACTGTTTTGTCCGCCCCAATTGTCAGCGGCTTGGTTGTAACTGAGGCTGGCACGATCGGTAACCCGCAGCAGATCATGTCTTGGCAGCCTGCTAACGGTGCGACGCACTATATTGTTCAGTATACGCTTGACGATATAAACTGGGTTGCAGCTGGTGATACTCCGAGCCCACGTTGGACGTTGGAAGGCATTCCTCCAGGTGCGTACTTCAATGTTCGCGTTGCAGCTATGGGTTTGCTGCGTGGTCCTTGGGTATACTTCAACAGCGTCAGCGGATCGACGATTATGGCTCCTGGAGCTATAACAGATTTGTCGCTGATAAATCCGTTTACCGGTCTCGATTGCCGAATTCAATGGTCGCCGGTGAAGCGAGCTGATCGATATCGCGTCCGCGTATATGCTGGCGGCGCAATGCGTCGTGAGCAAATTATTCGCGATACAGCTTTCAGCTATAGCATCGCTGATGCCGGTCAGGATGGTGGACCATGGCGGACGCTGGAGTTCCGCGTACTGCCGCTAGGGATTTCTGCTGGTGATACCGAAGCAACGATTAGCGCTACAAACGCGCAAATCGGTCAACTCAATAATGTGCAAGTCATTAGCGACGCTCAAGGCGCATTGTGGTCATGCTCGCCACCAGGCGACGTCGATCTGGTCGGCTTTAAGGTTTGGGCAAGCAAGACTAGCGGTTTTCAGCTGACGATCGGCAATCTCAAGTACGACGGCACTAGCCCTATCCGTCAGTTGCCGCTTGAGCCGAACCGCACTTGGTACGTTCGCTGCGCTGCTTATGACGTGTACGGCGATGACAACCTTAACGTGTCCGGCGAGTTTGTAGTCACTACCGGAGCTGTTGGCGCCAGCCATATCAGCGTAACCAGTTTGTCAGCCATCATCGCCAACCTGGGCGAGATAATCGCTGGTAAGATGCGCAGCGCTGACAACACCGTGGATTTCGATCTGGACGCCAAGCGGTTGCTTGTTCGTGATGCTGGCGGCGCCGAGCGAGTAAAGCTTGGCGTGCTTGATACTGGTAAGTACGGCTTGCGCGTTAGCGATCCAGCATCGGGTAAAACCGCAACCATTACACCTAGCATTGGGATCATTGTCGCTCAGGGTACGGCCACAATGCCGACCTATCTCAATGCTGACGGCACTTACGAGTTAGCTATTACGCTGCCTGGAACATTCAACTTTTCAGACCTTACAGTGATTGTGGACGCCGATGACGTACCAGCCTACGATTTATGGGGCGCGTATGCAACCGTAAATGGTGGGGTTTCCGGTATGTGGGGTTCGCTTGGCGGTGGATCATATCGTGAGCGTGACAACGTCAATGCGGCTGGTCGCCCAACGTATAAGGCTCACACCGTCAGCGCTGGCCTCACACAAAATGTAATTGTGTCAACGTACATGGTAACCAGATGGAATAAAGGATACGCTTCTAGCGGCAACACAATCTACATCCAAGGTAGTAAAAACATGCAGATCTACGACCACCCAGCTGGCTGGGTGAAAAACCTGATCGATATCGGGTGGCCTATCACGCTTACGTACACCGTAATCGCTAAAAACTATAATCCTTAAATACTAGCGCTCTGCGCTAATATTTAACGCTCTGACTAGCGCTCTGAAGCATTGTAAATTAGTTACCTAATATGAAGCTTTAAGCTGCTAGTAATGAAGTAGTTCAGAGCGTTTTAAATAAGTTATATAAAACAACAACTTAGATAAAACAACGGCTACCAGTAGGTAGCCGTTTCTTTGTCGATTAGATCAGTATATCGACTGGATTTTCGAGCATGTACGCTCGAATTTCTAGCAGGTGGAGCGCCTGACTCTTCGCATCATCTAGAGCGTTGTGATGCGTACCTTGTCGCTTCGACATCGAAGGCGCCTTGCTGATGCTCTTCAACGTCCGATAGCAACGCCCGTTGTACGGCTTGAACGGCATGTCAGCTTGAATCGCTTCATAGCACGACTTCAAGATCGGGTTATCGAAGTCTGCGCCATTACCCCAGAGGAATTGGCCGTTAACTTCACGAACCCAGTGCGAAAACTTGGTCAGAGCCGTCAGCAGATCAAGCTGATCGCTCAGCAGCGCATCCTGCGCTTCCTTCGACTGTTTCGCCCACCAAGCAACAGTTGACGGCAGGAAGTGTAAGCCCTTGTTACGTACGTCAACTTCATCAATATTGACGTAGAACTCATCGCCTGTCAACCCTTCGGCTGTGAAAATGACAGCACCGAGTGACCGCGGGGCCGCATTCGGCATTATGCTCCACGTTTCAAAGTCAATCATCGCATGACGCTTCATGTGCAAACTCCTTATGTAATTCCATCCGTTTATCGCTAACCCAATCTGTTGCTTCTTGCAAAGTATGAAAATCTTTCGATATTAGAACTCCTTTACACATGACTGTACCAGTAAACCGATTTCTAGCTTCAACCCAAGCTACGCCTTTAATACCTAAAACGTTATTCGAGTGAACTCGTCTATTAAACGCGTTTTGATTCGCGTTACACGATCTAAGGTTGCACCAACGATTATCGTTTCGAACGCCGTTTACATGATCAACCATTGACGGAATTTCTCCAACCATGTATAAAAACGCCAACCGATGAGCTTTATATTTCGACCCATTGATCGATATGCAAACATAGCCCTTAGCGTCCAAACCGCCGGCTTCAGATCCTATTAACCACTTGCCTCGATTGCGTGATCTTGAAAATATACCTGTCGAAGCGTCGTACTTAAACTCGTTCAGCAGCTCAGATCTTGTAAGCAATTAGTCAGTCCTCCAATTAACACCTACAGCGTGAAAAGGCTTTCCGTCGTCGGTAAGTTCACGGTATTCAATTGTCAGCAACGTGCCGACGCGCTTGTCACGATCTTTGTAGGCCATCATGACGTCAGCCTTAGAACCTGGCAGTGAGACTTTAAACTCCTTTCCGTTGTAAACCGCGATAGCGACAGGGTTGCCTTTATCCGACAGCACAATGTCTTTGACCGTTACTTCGGTGTCAAAGACTGCTTTGTCTTTAAGCAACGAGTCAGACCGCTTGTTCGACTCGTAGCCCTTCGTATCAAGGCGAATCATTAAACCTTCGAAACCGCGCTCTCGAGCTATTTTGAAAGCTTCAGCGCGTGATTCTTCACCTGTGTAATCAAATCTCGGCAGCACGATGCAACGTTTGAAGTCGTGACCGGCAACCATATCGCGCAGCGAATCGTATCGATCGGTGAAAACATCGTCTGAAATCTGATCGTACATCGCATAAATCAGCCGAGAGGTATTCGCTTGGCGACGCTTAACCCACGAGTTAATCGTCTGAAGCGACGTACCATGACAATACAATTCGCCGTCAACCGTATCGCCTTCCGACACGAATTGTGCTGCCTCGGCCAGGATTTCGTGGATGCTTGTGATCAGCTTGCCACGACGGCTGTACGCAATTAGTTCGCCGTCTTGTCGAGTGATCAAACAGCGAAGGCCGTTGAGCTTGCGCTGCATCGAAGCTCTGACACCGTTTGGCACATGGCCGCCATACACTTGAGCGAGCATTGGAGGTGTCAAGCCAAGTTGGTTAAATGCGCCTTTCGCTGCTTCATCCATCGATTCGACGTATCCCTTATCGCGCTGCTTTGAGATACGCGAGCGAATCCGCAATTGTACCTGCTCATCGATCGAGCGGCCTTGACAGCCACGCTGAATGACTTCAGAGTGATGGATTGGCGATCCGCCAATTGTCGACGTATGAGAAATTCGAATCGTGTCGCCGTCGGCCCAAATTGACCAGGATCCGATGCCTAACGCGTTTTTGCGAAATAGTGTAATCATACAGCCATCTCCGCTTTGATCGGTTTATGGCAGCAGTAGCCAATCAGACTGAAGTCGCCTGGTTCAGCCTTTTCAAGACAACCGATCGCTGTTGACGACCGATCGAAAAATTGCGGCGAAATTCCAAGTTCTGGCAGCGGCAGCGTATCACGTGTCAGTTGCAACTTAACCTGATCCATATGGTTTTGATAAATGTGAACATCGGCCATGAACATCGTCAATTCGCCGGCATCATACCCCGTGACAGCCGCGATCATTTCAAGCAAGAGCGCGTATGACGCGATGTTGAACGGAACACCCAAGAACATGTCACAACTGCGTTGGTACATGCACATCGACAACTTGTTTGTTTCCGGATCAGGTAACAGCTGGAACAGCATATGGCATGGCGGCAAAGCCATTTGATCAAGCTCGCCAGGATTCCAGGCGTTGACGATGATCCGTCTGCTGGTTGGGTCATGCTGAATCGTTTCAACTGCTCGCTTCAACTGGTCGATCGGACGGCGACCGTGCGAATCCCAAGCTCGCCATTGGCGACCATAAATCCGACCCAGATCGTCTACGCACTTGCGATAAGGACTAGCCAACCAAGCCTGATTCTCATTCGCGTTCTGATCCCAGACGTTGCAGCCGAGTTTACGGAATGCAGCCGCGTTGTCATAGCCGCGAATAAATCCGATCAACTCACCCTTGACAGCATTGAAAGCTAGCTGTTTCGTTGTAACAGCCGGAAAGCCGTCTGCGAGATCGAACTGCATCATCGCGCCGCTTACACGCAACGTTGGAATGCCTGTACGATTGCTTGACCAGCGACCGTTGTCCAGGATGTGTTGCAGCAAATTCAGGTATTGCTTCATGCTAACCTCCAGTTTTAGATAGTTTATTACGAATTTCTGATTTAAGTTCAGCGGACTTTCGTGCACAGCAGGCTTCAAAGAAGTCCTTATAATCGCCGAGTCTAACGCCATCGATGCGGACTCTAAAAGATCCGCTTCTACGCACCGACACACCTGCAATGCCTGTAGAATTGTCTTTTCTTAAACCTCTATTTACAATATTGTCTAAACGCGATGCTTCTCGCAAGTTAAGCCATCGATTGTTGGTTTTAATACGATCTATATGATCGACTTCGTCGATCGGCCACCTTCCAAGTTTTAGCGCAAATGCTAATCTATGCGAAAATACATAATACCCGCAATACAAGATGACGACATAGCCGTTATCTATAATCCCTAAAGGTGTTTTAGAGCATCTATAATTATCAGAGTTGATGACATAAATGTGCCCAGTATCTTCATCGTATCTAAATATCGATTTTAAGCGATCAATGCTAAATAAATCGCCTCTAGACTCTATGCTCGGCATTTAAAACCCGTATATATTACTGAAAAGGTGGACGGGTGATTCCGAATCAATATCATCATAGATACATTCGATAACACGTCCGTCGCTTCGCCACAGCTCGAATGTTTCGCTGTGCGGATATTGTTGTAAGTAAACAATTCGCTGACATGAGGTTTTTAGCAACTCGCTAGCGCAGTTTATGCATGGCGAGGCTGTTACATACGCGGTTGCAATTTGAAATATGTTAGGACATTGAATCAAAGCATTTTTCTCAGCGTGCGTCGCGCCGCAGGCTGACAGATTCGTTCCGCTAGGCGCGTAAGCGCCAGCACATGGGTTTTCTGAACAGTTCGTAACTCCAGCAGGCAATCCATTGTAACCTGTCGCAATCACATGATTTTTGTCGTTGGTCAGAATACAACCAACTCTACGGCGAATGCACGAACCACGGCTGGATGCATGCATCGCCTGGATGATGAAATACTCATCGACAGTTGGACGTCGTATCACGTTTATTCTCCAAAAGTAATAGTGCAGGTTTGATAATTATACAGCTTTCGATCATCAAACTCGCACAATTCAGGAAGTAAAGTTGCGGATTCCACAATCTAACTGATCTGGTAAATCGGCACGATCTGCTATGACGAAGTACAATGGTGATAGCGAAATCCGCAGGCATGTTACGCGCCCTCGGTCACAAGCCAAAACGCGAGCTTGCCCCAGTTCTTGTCGACAACGCCGCCGCTTGCTGCGATCTTGAAAGCTTCGCGAGTAGACGGTATCGGCATAACGCTGCATTCAAGGACGGCCGGATCAGCGATAATGGAGTCAATCATTTCGAAGTGACGTTCGTAGACATGGCTGCTCATTGCTACGATTGTCATGTTGCCTAGTTCAAGCTCTGTGTACACAGAGCGAAGCATACCGAGCAGCAGGCGTTGCAAGAACGCAAACGTCGGAATGTCGGTGCCGAGGCCGAAGATCTGATCGGACGATCGCATGTGAACAGACATATTAAGCTTGCCATCGCGAATACGGAAGCCTACAGATTCAGTGCAAACCGTGTCCTTAACTTGCGGACCGATGTGCGACGCGCTTAGCATCGGGATGACAGCGCGTCGGCTGTAAACATCCTTAACGAGCTCGTTGAACGCAACGAACAAGCCCATCTGCTCACCGAACCAGTACTGGCCGTAGTTCGAATTGAACGACCCATCGTTGTTACGAACGCTCTCCCACATCTTGGCGTGAGCCATAATGTCGGAGTTGAATGGATCGCCTGTGAGCTTCCAAAGCATTTCCTTTTTGAAGTAATCGATCCGCAGTTTGCGATGCTTGAAATTCATAAACGGATGCATCGGATCGATGACCAACTTGAAATCCTCAAGCTCGCGAATCATTCGACCGCGAGGTTTTGTCTCGATACCGTTGAGCATTGTATTGCTGAACATTTCGAGCCAAGTCACATAGTTCGGTCGGAGCATTCTGCTTCCTTTCCCTAAGTTGTTGTTTATAAAA